GTTAAGCGCGGTATAAGGATTATACGGAAGCGATAAACGCTAACCGCTAACCCTTAGAGATAGGATAAGATAAAATGACCGCTAACGCTAAAAAACCCGCCGTCGAAACCGCTACCGAAACCGTCGCCGCTAACCCGGTTACTTTCGCGCCCGTCGTTTTCGGGCGTAAAATGGCCGCTAACCGGCTATACGCGGATAACCGCGTAATTCGCCTTAACCCGGAAATCGCGGATAAGGAAACCGGCGCGGTTAAGCTAAACCCTAAACGCGGTAAGGCCGCGACGCGCTTCGCCCTTTATAAAGATGGTATGACCGTTAAGGACTATATCGCCGCTTGTACCGCTAAGGGCGATAAACCGGGCGTAGCTACCGCAGACCTTAAGTTTGATAGTGAAAGAAACTTTATCGTTATTGAAGGTTAAGGCGCTAACGGGCCGCTAACCGGCGGCCCGATTAGTTTAACGTTAAACTATCGCGGTGGAGGTACCGCCCCCCACCCCCTACCCCCGGCGGTGCAGCTGTGTCTGAGACAGCGTGCAAATTCCCAAAAGTGGAATGACAGATGAAAACGGCATTCGTACACACAAAAATCGCTGCAAATTTTTGGAACGGGATTTGATCGTAGGTTCCGCCGCCCGCCCGCCTATAGGGCTAAACCCGCCTATTTTGCGACCCTCTCCAGCCCCGGAGCAGCGTTTTTAGCCGTCGCACAGTAACCGCCCGCTACCCGTATAGCCTAAAAGCCCGTTTCAGCCGCCTACGGCCCGTTTTAACGTCCCGGACGTTTTCACGACCAAGTCAGGAAGCAGCGGGGGAGGACACACTTCCTCGACTTCACCAGACTTACAACATCCACCAACACCACAAGCACAACCGCATCAACCATAACGTGCACCTACATATGAGAGCGAATCCGAATTTCTCTTCCCCCGCTCGCGCTCTTCCAGCGGCATTGATTTTAGGTGCATTATTATTTCCGCCGCGTCGTAATAAAAATGCAATAAGAATCTAATAAGTTGATTACGAGAGTATTCATCGCGTATTCAGTCCTGTATTATTGTATTATTGGATTATTACTTATTTCCGGTCCTTACGTACGTACGAGCGAATACGTACACACATCGCATCCGAGGTAAAATCCAATAAAGTAATTTGACAAAGGTTGATTTTACTATAGGGGCGCAACAGGGTATTAGACGGGTTTTAAGAACCAATACCAATAACTTATGGTTACGCGACAATTACTCGCTAAAAACACCCTTTACTAAAAAGTAATAAGGCGGTATAATATCCAATATGGCTTTAACTTTCTGATCCAGGACCCACGGACCATGAAACTATACGACCACGAGCGTCACCCACTCGACATCGCCGCCGAAGAAGAGGCCAAGGACCGCGCCAAAATCGAGAAGAAGATTGACGCCTCACTAACGTTCCAATCTTCCCGACCTTTAGAGGATCTCAGTATAAACGTGCTCCAATACGAAGTTGCCTTGCATCTCGGTCACGAGTACATGTATCTGAGTAATAAACACAGGAAAGCCAAGAATTGGCCCACAACATTCCCCGAATGTGTCGAATTCCTTCGTGAAAAGGGTCTAAAGCGATGAATTTCGACTATTTCCACGTAATTCGTTCCTCAAACACCAATTTGACCGCGATTGAAGAGAACCTCCCCCCACAACACCTAATCCGCCCGCGCATGACCACATATACGCGAGCAGGACGAAAAAGACGTCCCAAAGCGATCCGCACTTTAATGTACCCAGGATACGCCTTCCTGCATCCGGACGCACTCCACCGACTCGCACAACTCGCTGAGCGATGGACCCACCACTTCCTCCGCTCCCCCGCCACCGGGATGCCAGTCAAAGTCCCCCAAGAGCAGGTCTATTATGCTCAGGAACTGGAGAGACGGTCGATGGTGATGGGGAGGCCTCTTCCACGGTTGGCACGGGTTGTGTTTACGGATGAGACATTGAATGGATTGAAGGGCACGGTCCAAGAATGTAAGGGTCATGTAGCCATTGTCTGGCCTGATGATTGTGACCATCCGATCAAATGTCTACTCACTGACATCACACCCATAAAATAATTATCGTCGTCCAAAAAATAATACTTTACTTCATTATCGGGCCGGGTTATTCTGACCATAGTTCGGTTGTACGGTCTGCCCAGTTCTCCTCGCCAGAAGATTGTGGAAGTGACCTCCTGGACTAGCGGCTTTGGGCCTACCAGTGCTGCGCCTGACCCTTAGAGGGTCACTACGCCCGAGGGTTGACTGGAGCCCTCGGGCGAAGCTATTCACAACCATGAGGATGGACCCACATGCCTCGTACCAAAGAGCAAGCCGAGCGGGAGGCACCTGCTTCGGCACAGTCTATGATTCTCAGCCCTCGACAGATGGCTACTCGATTCGTCAAAGGGCAGACCGGGAATCCCAACTTATTCGGGATGAGCAACCGTGACGCAGCCCAAGGACGAATAAATGCAAAGACTGCTCTTCGTATTCGTGCCACTCTACTTGAAACATTGGAATCCCAGATTGCAACCCAACAACTCGTTGTTGTTAATCCGGACGCCACCGAAGAGGAACGCGCTGAGGCCATCCAGAAGATCCTCAAGTTCATCAACTCGGATGTCAACACGATGCTGCGGGATGCAGAGACCCGTGGCTTGGGCGCTCCGAAACAGGAGATCAGCCTCAAAACGGAGGACAAGAGCCTCGAGGAAATGACCGATGACGAACTCGAGGAGATCTTGCTGACGGAAGCTGACTACGACATTCTCCCTCCAGGAGATGACGATGGTAACTAGAGCCCAGGCTGCGGCCGAGGTTCTTCGTCGGCGCAAAGAACGCAAAGAGTTCGCCACGCTCGCGGGATTCACCAAGGGTGGTTGGCATGTTCTCGAACCAGGAGCCGAACTCAAATGGGGTTGGGCTCTTGACGCAATCTGTGATCATCTCGAGGCCGTGACCGACGGTCATTTGAAACGACTTCTCATCACCGTCCCTCCGGGCATGATGAAATCGCTTCTCACAGGGGTCTTCTGGACCGCGTGGGAGTGGGGTCCCAAACAAATGCCGTGGGTCCGGTATCTTGGGACCTCACACAAACAAGACCTGGCTCTTCGTGATTCCCAGAAGACTCGGAACCTGATCAAGTCTGATTGGTACCAGTCTCGCTGGGGTTCCCAGTTCACGATTGACTCAGGAAGTGACTCGAAGCAGAAGTTCGAGAACAGCGAGCGGGGATTCCGGGAAGCTATGGCTTTCACCTCTCTGACGGGTTCTCGGGGACATCGAGTCGGGATCGACGACCCTCTCTCCGTCGACGATGCTCGTTCACCAGTCATCCTTCAGCAGGTGGCTGAGACGTTCACTGAAGCCGTGCCCTCCCGCCTCAACGATCCGGAGCGGGATGCCATTGTAATGATTATGCAGCGTCTCCATGAGCGTGATCCTGCTGGTATTATTCTGGAGGAAGGTCTTGGTTACGAACATCTTAACCTTCCTATGGAGTTTGAGCCTGATCGCAAGTGCTATACTAGCATTGGTTTTGTTGATCCACGTACTGAGGTCGATGAACTCCTCTTCCCGGAACGATTCTCACGAGAAGTAGTCGAACGTGACAAGAAAGTCATGATGTCGATCTCGGGTCCGTACGCAGTTGCGGGCCAATTCCAGCAGCGGCCCTCGCCCCGTGGCGGCGGGTTGTTTAAGCGAGACTGGTTCAAAGTCGTCGATTTTGCCCCCAAGGGGACTCGATGGGCTCGTGGATGGGACTTGGCGGCCACGGACAGTGCAACAGCAGCCTTTACTGCTGGAGCATTGGTTGGGATAAGTCCTGCCGGAAAGATTTACATTGGCGACATGAAGCGGTTTCGCGGCGATCCGCTGATGGTCGAAACGACTTTGATCGCAACAGCTAAACAAGACGGTTATTTGGTTCCTGGCTCCTTGCCCCAGGACCCTGGACAGTCGGGGAAGTTCCAGGTCACATATCTGGTCGGTAAGCTGTTGGGATACGATTACACGTTCTCGACCGAATCTGGAGACAAAGCCACACGGGCGGCACCACTTGCTGCCCAGGCTGCTGCGGGGAATGTGTTCCTCGTACAAGGTGATTGGAACAATGCGTTCCTGTCTGAAGCTGAAACCTTCCCAGCAGGGAGATTCAAAGACCAAATCGATGCCTGCTCGCGGGCATTTGCTCGCTTGCTGGAGACCGAAGTGCTGGAGTATGCGCTATGACAGAGAAGCCTCGTGGTCGTGCGCGTGTCACAGCGGACGGTCAAGTACTTGAAATGTGGGATGGCTACGGCAATGTAGTCGCAGGCTTTGGTGGTGGTAGAGACAAAGCATCAGCTGGCGTGTACATGTCACGCACTTACACTGATGCTGAGTTGCTTGCTGCCTATGAAACGGCGTTCCTCCCACGCCGAATCGTAGATACCATCGCTGAAGATGCGACTCGTCGCTGGCGGAACTGGAACGCTCCTCCCGACCAGATCACCGCCATCGAAGCCGAAGAATCTCGCACGGGTGTTCTACAAGCAGTAGAGACTGGGTTGAAGAATGGACGCCTGCTCGGAGGCGCTGCAGTCTATTTCCCAATCCGTGGCCAAAAGCCCGACACCCCATTTGATGCGAAGACCATCGGGAAAGGCGATCTTCGTCGTTGTATCGTCTTCAGTCAGCTTCAACTGACTCAGGGTGATCTCGATGAGAACCTGGACAGCGAGAACTTCGGCAAGCCTGTGTACTATCTGTACAAGAAAGCTGATGGCGGTGACGTCAAGATTCACCACACTCGTCTGATGATCTTCAAGGGTGATGAACGACCGCTTGATATGCCGCGCGTGAACACGCAATGGTCACGTTCGGTTCTACAGGTTGTGTTGAACGCCACTAAACATGTTGACGGAGCCATCACGGCAATCGCCAACCTGATCTTTGAAGCGAAGATTGACGTAATCAACGTCAAGGGTCTGATGACCAAGCTGGCTCAGCAGCCGGGATATGAGGCTGACCTTCTGAAGCGATTCGCCATGGCGAGCATGTCGAAAAGCGTCAACGGTACGCTCATCCTGGATGAACTGGAACAGTACCAACAGAAGAGCCAGACCTATGGTTCTCTTCCTGAACTCATCGACCGCTTCTACCAGTATGTTTCTGGGTCGTGCAGCATTCCTGTTACTCGACTCTTCGGAACCAGCCCTGGTGGTCTGAACGCAACAGGTGAGGCGGATATCCGCCATTACTATGATCGTGTTCAGTCGATGCAGAATAATAAGATCACTCCGGCGATGAAGAACTACGACGAGGCGGTGATCCGCTCCGCTCTGGGTCGTCGTCCGAAAGAGATCTTCTATACCTGGCGCCCATTGTGGCAGGTGACCGAGAAGGAGCGTGCAGAGATTGCTCTGAATGCTGCGAAGGTCGGCGAGACGATGATCAAGAACGGCATGATCGACCCCTACTCGATGGGTGCGGCTGTCGTTAACACCATCGTCGAGCACGAAGCCATGCCTGGTCTTGAAGATGCTTGGGAGATGCATCAGAAGGTTCGGAATGAACCTGGTGAAGCTATCGATGTTGTCAAAGCAGCATTGAAGCCTGAACCCAAGCCTGGTGGTGCTGCGAACGAGAACTCGCCCCCCGCATCCCGCAAGAAAGCAGTCAACGACGAGAGAGGTCCCATGCCTCTCTATGTGAGTCGCAAGGTCGTGAATGCGAAATCCATTCTCGATTGGGCCAAGAAGCAGGGAATCCAAGACCTGTTCCCAGCCGACGACTTGCATGTTACCATCCTCTACAGTGAGACACCTGTTGACTGGATGAGTATGGAAGATGACTGGGCGGGTGACTGGCGGAACGGGAACCTCGAGATTCGTCCTGGTGGTGCTCGGATGCTCGACATCTTTGGTCCTCCTGACGATGAGACACTCGTTCTTCGGTTCAACAGCTACCAACTGAAGTATCGTCACGAAGATATGATTGATCGTGGTGCTTCGTCGTCTTACCCAGACTACAAGCCACATATCTCTCTGTCGAAGTCTGTTGACGGTCTGAATCTTGACGACATCGAGCCATACACTGGTAAGATTGTTCTTGGTCCAGAAGTCTTCGAGACAATCAAAAAGGATGCGACATGACTGTGCCCCTTCGCGACAGTGTCACGCTGAGTGGCACTCGCATCACTTCAGATGGATACATGGTGACGGAAGCTTTTGCAGTCCGTACTGGCGTCCAACTGTACACTGGCAAAGAAGTTGATCCGGATGGAACTCTGGGTCTTCGCGACAAGGCCATCGTCCGGGTCTATCGTCCTGAGGATGAGGTTCGTGCTCCTGACAGTCTCACGACTTTCAGCCACGCACCTGTGACCATGGGACACCCCAAAGAAGCTGTGACAGCTGATAACTGGAACAAGCTGGCTGTCGGGGAAGTCTCAACCGAGGCGATGTGGGATGGTAACCGAATCAAGTTGCCTCTCGTGATCAAGGATGCTGCGGCGGTTGCCGCCATTCAAAGTGGTACCCGGCAGTTGTCTGCTGGTTACACTTGTGTGTTGGATGCAACTCCTGGTGTTACATCTGATGGACAAGACTACGATGCGAAGCAGACCAATATTCGCATCAACCATCTCGCGGTCGTCCCCAACGGACGTGCGGGGAATTGCCAGATCGGCGACGAATGGGGTGCTGCCCCGATAGAAAAGGAGGTCAAGATGACCACGAAGCATATTGCGATCGGCGATTCGACCGCAGAGGTTATCGCCACTGATGCGGACAAGATCACTGGTCACATCAAGAATATTCAAGATCGCGCCCAAGCTGCTATCGACGCGAAAGACAAGGAACTCGCGACGAAGGATGCTCGCATCAAGGAACTGGAAGCTGCTCAGCTGAACGACGCACAGCTGGATGAACGTGTGGCCAAGCGTGCCCAGCTGCTGGCTGACGCGGCTCTGATCGCACCCAAGGCTGACTTCAAGGGTCTGTCCGATGCTGATGTCCGCAAGAAAGCTGTTGTGACTGTCGATGCTGAGTATGCTGACAAGGGCGAAGCCTATATCGAAGCCATGTTCGATATTGCTCTGAAGCAGGCCAAGGAAGCCCAGAAGAAAACCCAACTGGGTGACAATGTGATGTCGACCGTTCTCGATCGTCAGAGCAACCCGACCCAGGTGAATGATTCCTTCGGGTATCATGCCCGCGAGAAAGAACTCGCGGACGCCTGGAAAACCCCGCAGTAAGGAGCGCATACCATGCCGCCGATTCAAACTGTCTATAATGACCATATGCCGGAAGGCTATGAAGGCGCTGTGGCGAATGCTCGTCCCCGCGACTTCTTCTCGCGGACCTGCGAGGATGCCGGCATCACCCGCTTCGGTCGATTTGTCGCTCGCGGCACGACTGAACGCACTGTCACGACCAACCTGGTGGGCAAGACCTCGGTTCTGGCTCTGACTGTGCTTGACCGTGGTGCTCGCCCGGCAACGGACACGACCGCAGAAGGCTTCGCACAGTACGACTCTGCTCGTCTGGCTGCGCGTGGTAGCTTCTGGGTCAAGGCATCTGTCGCTGTCGTCGCTGACACCGATGCCTATGTGACTCCTGCCAATCCTGGCCTGGTCACCAACATCGATACGGGCAACATTCGTGTCGGTAAATTCGAAACAAGTGCTGACGCTGGCGAACTCGTCATCGTCAACATCGACCTCTGAGGAGAGCAACGATGTATCCGAATCAACATCTGACTCAGGACGACATGGTTGCTGTCGCGGGATATGCATCCCAGGCACGAACCTACATCGAGCCTGGCGTCAACATGATGCGCTACCCGGAATTCAACTATGCCCAGCTGGTGCCGATCGATATGTCGGCTCCTGAATGGACCCAGGTTGTCGAATTCTGGTCGGGCGATATGTATGGCCGAGCCCAGTGGTTCAACGCCAACAACGATGACGTTCCGACTGCCGGTCAAGTCCGCACGCGCGGGATGTCGACCGTCTACACCGCAGCCATCGGTTATGGCTGGGGCTATGAGGAACTGGTCGGCGCCATGGCTGCTGGTCGCAACCTGCCTGCAGAAGACGCTGTCGCTGCTCGTCGTGCCGCGGAAGACATGATCAACCGCATCTGCTTCGTCGGTGACTCCGAGAAGAACCTGAAGGGCGTGGTCAACCACAACGCCATCACCCCCCGCACTGCCCCCAACGGGGATTGGGCCAATGCTGACATCGACCAGATCCTGGCCGATTTCAACGAGGCACTGACTGTCTCCTGGAAAGACACGAAGTACACCTCGATCGCAGACACGGTGCTGCTGCCCTATGACATCATCACCCTGCTGGCAACTCGTCGGCTGACGGATGTGTCGGGCACCATGACGGCTGGTAGCCTCATGGAATACATCATGAAGTACAATCTGTACACGATTACCACTGGTCGTCCGCTGACGATTCGTGCAGTGTATGGGCTGGACAAAGCTGGTGTTGGTAACTCCAACCGGATCGTTGCCTATCGTCGGTCGCCGGAAGTGCTGAAGCTGCACATGCCGATGCCTCACCGCTTCTTCCCTGTGTATCAGTCCGGTCCGTTCCGCTGGGACGTTCCTGGTCTGTTCCGTCTGGGTGGTGTGGATATCCGTCGTCCCCTGGAAGTCACCTACATGGATGGAATCTGATGTCTGTTACAGATACCAATTTCAACCCAAGTGGTGACCCGATGATCACTCGAATCAAGGAGGCGAGTAACCAACTCGCTTCCATCATCGAGGAACTCCCTGCAGGGCGTCGGCGTTCTGTTGCCCTGACTAACCTGGAAACCGCGTCGATGTGGGCTGTAAAAGCTGCAGCTGTCGGCGACAATTGAGGACGGATCATGGCAAGTGTGAAAAACATTGGTGAACAGCGCGTCACCATCAGTGGTCAGGCTCTCGATGCCGGTGGTACTCTGGAAGTGGAGGGCCGCATTCCGCGGTCCCTTCGCAAACTGGAGCAACTCGGTGTTCTTGAGATCACTGGCGCTCCTGTGGACGAGGACGATGATTCGTTCCGCATCGTGGACGTTCAGAATCCTGAAACTGTCCAGGAAGCTGATGAGGAGCCTTCGGCTGATGAAGCCGACCAGGAAATCCTCGCAATCATGAAGTCGCTGCCTGATGACGCGATGATGGGTGATGGTCGTCCTGAAGTTCGTCGTGTGAACGAGAAGCTTCATGAAGCCGGCAAGCCGAACATCACGGCTGAAGAACGCGACCGCATCTGGGCTCTGTCCGAGAAAGCATAAGACAATGTATGGAACCCTGGAAAAAGCAACAACGTACTATGGCGCCAGTTTCCCTGAATGGGGTGATCTGGATGAAGCCCAAAAGACGACTGCGCTGACCCAGGGTTCCATGATCCTCGACGCTATCTATGCCCATCGTTTTCCTGGTCAAAAGACTGGTGGGATTGCTCAAATCCGCCAATGGCCTCGGGAAGGCGCACAAACAATTCGCGGGGAGTTGATCCCCTTCGATATGATTCCTCCTGCTGTTGAGGTTGCCGCCTTCGAGATTGCGAAGAGCGAAGTCCTCCGGCCTGGTGGTATCCTACCAACGAGTTTCGCTTCACAACAAGTGAAGAAGCAAAAGATAGATGTCCTTGAGCGAGAGTTCTTCAAGAACCAGTCGATGTACTCTCGTGACAATCTACCCTACCTTCCTGTAATCGAAGGTATCCTGATCGACATCATCAATGACAACCAGGGTTCCTTCCCCATTTTCTGGGTGCGATAATGAACCCCATCTACGCTGAATTTCGCTCAATGGCTGAAGAGATGCTTGCTGAGTTTGGTACAGAAGCATATCTCCTCAAGCCAGGACCAAAGACTGGTCCAGAGCATCGACCAACAATTGGTGAGCCAATTCGGAAGAGAATCACTGTCTTTCGGATCACAAAGACAATCACGTCACCCAATGACGCACGTCTTTCGATTACGAAGAACAGTTTCCTCATCTCGACTATTGGTCGTGTCAAAGTTGAAGACAATGATCAGATCGAGTTCGGAGATTCAATTCTGACGATCCAAACGGTCAAAGAGATCGCTCCAGCCGGTCTCACCGTACTTTGGAACGCTACGGTAGCGGGTTAGCCTTTGAAACGTACCTGAGAGCCGCTGAGCAGCCCGCTGGAGGCCCGGAACGCCCTAGCCGCTAGGGCGTTACCCGTTAGGGCGTTACGCCCGCCTGCGAGCCTCTCCAGCGCTCCTCAATATGGGGTCTGATATGGCGCGATTTCGCTTCTCACAGGCCGATCGCTGGGCCGCAATGGTCAAGCACCGTCTTGACTATGTTAAGGTGATGACTGCAGCGAGAATTATGCAGGCACAACAAAGACCTCGGAGTAGCGGCGGTCGGATGCCTGTTGTTACTGGCGAACTCCGAGACTCGCTTGTGGTAGATGCGGGAGGGACGCTTCTGATTGGTGCTGAAGCCTATCGGGAATTGATCTCTCTACCACCGTTTGAAGGCAATATCCGTTGGGGATGGACAGCACCTTATGCTGATCGTATCAACTATGGATTTACTGGAACCGACTCTCTGGGTCGATACTACAACCAGGCAGGTGTTCACTTCATCGAATATGGTGAAGGATTGGCGAAAAGGATCGCGAGGGACGAAGCCAAGAGAGCGAGTATGATGGAATGACTGAAGATGACATTCTGAATGCTGCGGCACTACATCTGACCGCGCTCTCTCCCCGCCCCTCGATTGTGTGGGAAAACCAACATTGGCAAGGTGAGGATGACACCTTGTTGATTGTAGAATCTGTTCCTGATGAACCTTTCCGGAGGTCTCTAGATGGAACGCATGAGTTCACAGGGAGATTTCAAATCTCTGTGAGGGTGCTTGCGAACACAGGTTCCGATGAAGCACTGACTGTTGCGCGAAGGGTCCAGAATCATTTCTATAATGCTGTGCTGGCTGGGGCGAGAGTCAATCATTGGCCTCATCGGCTTTCTGGATATCCGGATGGAGCAACACACTACCGAATGCCTGTGCAGGTCAGGTATCAAGGATTTATGAAACCTGCATAAATGCCATCTGGATAGGAGAAAATCATGGCTTGGCAAACTGCTGCAGGCGCGTCTCTTTCGATCGCGAGCACCCCAGGTGCCCCTGCTACCGCTGATGCAGCTGGATATGCTGCGAAGTCCTATGTCGCTGTCGGTGAGATCACGAACATCGGTGAATTCGGCAAAGAATTCGCCCTGGTGACTCACCAGCCTCTGAGCACCCGTGGTGTGAAGAAAGGCAAAGGCAGCTACAACAACGGGACTCTGAACCCCGCGCTGGCTCTGGACCCTGTGGATGCGGGTCAAATTCTGATGGAAGAAGCGCTGGAAAGCGATGAATCCTACGCATTCATGGTCACTCTGCAGAGTGGTGCGAAATACTATCTGATGGGCAAAGTGATGTCCTTCAAGCCGAACGTTGGTGGTGTCGATGACGTTGTCACTGCATCGCCGACCGTGGAAGTCGACAGCGACCTGATCGTCCGCGTCGCCGCCTAATCCATCAGCAGATGGGTGGCTGGGGTCGGGATTGGTCTCACCGACCCCAGCTTGAGACCTGAGACTATGGAAACTGAAAATGGATATCTTTGATCTTGACCTTGGCAACGCTGCCGAAGAAGGCGCTCCCATGGTTGTCCGGAACCCGGTGACGGGTGAAGAAATGACCTTCGTTGATGAGATGGGTGAGACGAAACCTATCCGCATCTTCCTGAAGGGGAACGATTCGAAGACCTTCCGCAACCGCATGGATTTTCACATGCGCCAGAACAGCAAGCGGAAGAACAAGGAACAATCTCTCGCCGAGATTGAGGAACAGAGTGCAGATTTGCTGGCCTCTGTGACCACCGGCTGGGAGGGCATGGTCTGGCCGAATGAGTACGGTGAGAAAGCAGAACTTGCTTGCACCCGTGAGAACGCCAAGATGATCTACAAGGCTCGTCCTTGGCTGCGTCGTCAGGTCGATGAATTTGTGGCTGAGGCCGAGAATTTTTTGCAGACCAACTCGAACAACTAACACTGTTTGTTCGACAGCATGCCTGGCTGTCGGCACCAGTTGAAGGATCGGGATCGCGGTGGAACACCACCACCGCGCACCTGCCTCCAGAACCAGAGATGAGTTATCTTGTCACTTGGTTGTTTGAGATAAACCCTGTTCGATCAACGGGATTTGGATATACAGGAATATCATGGCTAGATATTCTTGCATGGTCAAGCCTGATGGATCGCGAACTACAACACTGGGAAGTGAAGATTCTTTATCAACTTTCTCAGGAGTTCGCGCACCAATACAACCTGTCAACTGACAAAGCCTGTCCTCCTCCGTTCATTGTGGACATCGAAGAGCACAGAAAGAAAGTCAGTGATCAGCTTGACGCGATTCTGATGGCAATGATGGATAGGAATAATGGTCGACATCGTTGATATGGACATGGAACTCGACACCTCCGATATCGATCGGGGGAAGCGTTCAGTCGATCAACTTGCCGACTCTATGCAGAAGACTGCTGCAACATCTGCGCTTTTCAGTCGTCGTCTGGCTGGTGAATACAGCATGGCCGCGAATAAGATTGCGCAAGCCAGTCAGTCTATCGCACGCATGAAAGCAGAAGAGGCTCGGGCTGAGAAGTCGCGGGCCTCTTTGATCATCAACGCTGCGCGTGGTGTAGAAGCGATCCGTCAGCAGGAAGACAAGTCTGTCCGCCAGCAGTACTCCCGCTCTCTCCAACTTCAGCGTGCGCGTGAACAGGCAGCTGCGCAAGAAGTTCGGGTTGAACAACAGCGTGCTGCTGCCGCTGCTCGTGCAGAATCTGTTGCTGATCGTCAGATGCGTTCTGAGTATCGTCGCATTCTTGCGGCGCAGAAAGCGCGTGACCAAGCTGCGTTGCAGGAAGAACGTCAACGGGAACGTCAGATTGCTGCTTCTCGTCGTCAACAGGATGTCGAAGATCGCACAGCGCGTCAACAGTTCCAGCGTCTACTGACGATCCAAAAGGCTCGGGAACAAGAAGCCAATCGCGCAGCCCAAGCTGCTGCGAAACAAGAATCGATCGCTCGTCGGGCAGCTGATGCTGAAGAAGCCGCTTTCCGTCGCAATTATCGCAACTCTCTTCGCCTTCAAGCCGAACGTGATCGTGCCGCTGCTGCAGCTGAACGTCAGGCTCAAAGAGAAATTGCTGCCGCTGCCCGTGCTGAGCAGGCTGAAGGACGTCGTGTTGCATCGATGATGCGTGAACAGGCTCGCATGGACGCAATGTTCCGTCGTGCTGAAGCCGAGCGTCTCCGTGAAGCACAACGCATTGAAGACAGGAATAACCGTTCGGGACGTGGACTTCTCGGGACACTGTCTCGTATCCATGGTTCCCTCCTGTCGATTAATGGATTGATTGCAGGTATTGGTGTATTCGCAGTTTACAACTCGCTGAATAAGTACACCGAACTTACGAACATTTTGAAAGTCCTGGGTTTTGAAGGTGGACAAGCCGCCGAGAAACTGCGGGAAATTCAAGACATTGCTCGTACGACCCGATCTCCTGTCGACGAACTCGCGAAAATCTATCAGAAAACCACGATGGCAGCCAAAGAACTTGGTGCCTCGCAAGATCAGATTCTTCAATTCACGAAGAACGTTGGTCTTGCTCTTGCTCAGCAAGGTGGTGCAACAATTTCTACTCGCGGTGCTCTGCTCCAGTTGGCTCAGGCCATCGGTATGGGTACGGTCCGCGCAGAAGAATTCAACTCGCTGTTGGAAGGTGGTTATCCTATCCTGGTTGCTGTTGCACGAGGGATTGAGGAAACCGGCGGATCGGTGATGAAACTCCGCCAGATGATGCTGGCCGGAGAACTGTCTTCGAAGAAATTCTTTGACGCATTGCTGTCTCAATCGGATAACCTGGAAAAGACATTCGGCAAAACTGTGCCGACTCTCAGCCAGGCACTGACTGTGATGGCTGACACCTTCATGGTGTCAATCGGTGAAATGGACCACGCAGTTGGTTTCTCGCAAACACTTTCGCGCGGGATCATGCGAGTGTCGGAGAGTATGGTCAGCTTCAGCCGTTCTGTGGTTGAGAATGCTGGAACGGTTCGCGAACTGGCGGGGGACCTGCGTTTCCTCGGTCTGGTTGCAGCGTCACTGGCGACTCTGCACTTCGGACGTCAACTTCTAAGTGCTGTGACTGCTGCTGGTGGTGCTGTCGCATCGTTTACGAAGGTTGTCCAAGCTGCATCACTGGCGATGAAGACCTTCCTCCCCGCCATGCTTCTGGCCTCACTGGTCGGATTCGGGATGCAGATCAGCCGGAACCGAGAACTGGTTCAGGAATATGATGCCGCAATCAAGACTGCAACAGCTTCGCAGGAAGACTTCCAAAACAAGCTGCGTGCTTTCGAGAACCAGCGGAATCTAGATACAGCTGTTGGTCTAAAGACACAAGCAGATGCAGCCATTGCCGATATCAAAGCAGCATTGGCTGTTGCAGAGGAACGACTGGCAGCTGCAAAGTGGTGGACTGAACTCGACTTTGGTGTTGGTCCTTCACTTCAGTTGTTCGAGACCGATGCAATTCGCGAAGCCCAGGCAGAAGTCGATCGTTTGAACGGTCAACTTGCTGAACAAACTGGTTATCTTGGAATGGCTGACGCAATCCTCAAGTCCCTGGCTGGGACCTGGGGTAAGGTTGCCACTTCTACAGAAGGGATGACTGATAAGGCCATCCAAGAGGCTGCTCAAGCAAAATTTGCTGCAGAGTCTCAGATAGCTATGTCTCAAGCAATTCTGAGGTATGGTGAGAAGTCAATTGAAGTTGAGCGTCTGAAGCGTGAACAGGCTCGTCAGACTGCTCTTGCTTTTGCTGCCCAAAAAGACTTCAACGTTGACATCACTAAACAGTATGTCGAGCAGAAGATGCTCGAATATGATCTGGCTCGTTCTGTGGAACTTCGTGCTGAAGCAACCAAGACTTTTGCTGGCGCATGGGAAAAGCTGGTTGATGGTGCCAACGATCTTCTTGAGAAGATGCGTGAAAACCAAGATGAGATCAAGCAGATCACGAAAGAGACTGAGGATCGTATTCGTCTCGATCGTCTGGCGCTTCAGTACGGTCAAGATCACATCAGTGTTGTTCGGGAGCGTCAGCGTCAAGAAGCTGAGACCCTCAAGACTCAACTTGAGGGACTGGGTGCTTCTCAACAACAATTGAATCTCATTTTGACTTCTGTTGGTGCCGCTAACAATCTTGCGAACGCCTTCGGGATTATGAAGGGTGAGATTGGTGGAGCCTCTGATATGATGGCTTCGCTCTTGGCGAAGTTGTTGGCTGGCCTACGGGCATTTTCAGGGCTTCTCAAAGGCGTCTCAGCTATCGCGGGCGCTATACCGGGTTTAGGCGGTATTGGTGGAGCGGGCCAAGCTGCCGGTCAGGGACTTGGTGTTATTGGTAACATGCTCGGGAATGTCATCCCGAACGCTGGTCAGATTTCTCTCGCACTCAAGCATGTCCAAGATGGATATGAAGGTGCTGTTAATGCTGCCGAGAAACTCCATAAGGAGGAAGAAAAGGGTGCGAAGAAATCTAAGAAGGGCGCAAAAGACAAGGGCCAAGCACAGAAGGATATTCTGGCTGATATCCATAAGGAACTGGATTACAGAAAGTCTCTGATTGGTCTTTCTGATGAAGAGATTGAGCGTCGTGAGATTGCTAAGTCGGTTATCGACAAGGTTGCTCAGAGCGAGCGCAAATACAGCAAAGAAGCAATTCAAAATGCTATCGATCGTTCGATCGCAGTTGCTGCTGAAGAAAAAGCATGGGAGAAAGTCAAAGGAGCAATCGGTGAGATTGCTGACGCCTGGGGTGATTATGTTGCTTCTGGATTCTCTGATTTCAAAGAGTTTGCCAGTTCCGTTCTGAATGTGTTCAAGAACATGCTCTCTGAGATGATTGCAACTGCAGCACGTAACAGAATCATGATATCAATGGGGATGGATCCCCTTTCGAGTGCTCTTGGACTAGCAGGTGCTCCCGTTAGAAAAGGAATTCTCGGGAAGGCATTGGGAACTTGGGGTGCAGCTGCTGGCGGTGGTGTTCTGGGTGGTCTCTCTGGTGTCTGGTCTGGAATCAGTAGTGGATTTTCTAGTGGTGGTATTCTGGGCGCTCTTAGTGGTGGACTCAGTTCATCTATCTCTGGGATTGGTGCTGGTCTCTCTATGGGTGGGATTGCTGGCATCACTTCAGCAATCGGTGCAGCTGTTCCAATCATTGGTGCTGTCGTTGGTGTTGTTTCGCTGGCGAAAAAGATGTTTGGTCGCAAACTGAAGGACACAGGTATTGAGGCGACGTTCTCAATGGCCGAAGGAATTGCTGCCCACACCTACAAATTCTACAAGGGTGGTTGGTTCCGGAGTGACAAGACTAAGTGGTCTGAGGCTCCTGACGAACTCACCAACCCACTGGGTCAAGCATTCTCTGAGATTGGTAAGACTGTCACAGACTTCTCCAAGATTATGAAATTGAACTCTGCATCTCTCAAAGGTGTTGAGTTTGAGATGAAGTTCAGCACCAAGGGAATGTCTCAAGAGGAGATTCAAGAACGCCTGATGGAAGGCATGGAAGAATACAGCGAACTCTTGGTCAAGAAGGTGATTCCGAATATCGGTCGTTATCGTCAGGGCGAAGAGACAGCTGTTGAGACCATGCAACGATTGGCCACGAGCCTCTCGACTGTCAATGTGTTCATGAAAGACTTGGGTCTGAGGACTTTTGATTTGTCCGTGGCTGGTGCAGCTGCAGCATCGAAGTTTGCTGATCTCTTCGGTGGTCTGAATGAGTTTACTCAAGCGGCATCTTTCTATTATGAGAACTTCTACAGTCTTCAGGAGCGTGCAAAGAATGCACAGAAGTCCTTCAATGGTGCTCTGAAAGAACTGGGAATCAAGACTGTTCCTCAAACAACGGAACAGTTCCGGAAACTGGTCGACCGACTCAATGCTGCTGGTCGAACGAATGCTGTTGCGGAGTTGATGAAACTCGGACCAGCATTCATCGAGATGCTCAATATGCAGAAGGAACTGGCTGGCGAGACAGACAAGACCAACGACATTATGCAGGAACGTTATGATCTTGAGACTCGTCTGTTGACCGCTCAAGGAAACATCGCGGAACTGCGTCGTCGTGAACTTGCCGCTCTTCATCCGTCTAACCGAGCACTGCTTCGTCAGATTTGGGCTGTTGAAAAACAGAACGAAATCAATGACCAACGGAAGAATCTCGAGCAACAGTTGCTCCAAGTCCAAGGCAAAACGTATGCGTTGCGGCAACTGGAACTGGCTGCGCTTGATCCTTCTAACCGTGCATTGCAGCGTCGTATCTGGCAGATCGAAGAAGAGAATCGTGTTGCAGCTGAACGTGAAACTCTTGAACGTGCACTTCTCACTGCTCAGGGGAATACAGCCGAACTGCGTCGCCTAGAACTCGCCGCGCTCTCCCCCGCCAATCGTGCTCTTCAGAAGCAGATTTGGGCAGTGGAGAAAGCCAATGCGATCGCGCAAGAGCGGGAGGGTCTTGAGCGACAACTCCTTCAGTTGCAAGGAAACACTGCTGCTCTGCGCAAGTTGGAACTGGCTGCTCTTGATCCTGCGAACCGCGCTCTCCAGCGCCAAATTTGGCATCTGGAAGATCTCGCGAAGATTGAGGATGAACGCAAGGGTCTGGAACAACAGTGGTTGGAACTGACTGAGAACAACGCGGAACTGCGTCGTCTAGAGTTGGCTCAGCTTCATCCGTCTAACCGTGCACTTCAGCAACGTATCTGGGCTCTGGAGAAAACCAAAGCGATTGAAGCTGAACGGAAAGATCTGGAAGAGCAGTTGCTTGAAGTTCTGGGTCGTACCGGCACTTTGCGTCAGCGTGAGTTGCTGACTCTGGATGCGAGTAACCGTGCACTTCAGCAGCAAATCTGGGCAATCCAAGATGCTCAGGCTGCTGTGACTGAAGCTGAAAATGCTGCCCGTAACGCTGCAAATGCTGAGCGGGAGCGCATTAACACGCTGAAGTCAACATCTGATGCGATCCGTCAATTGGCGGATACGACGATGGAAGCTGCCTTCGCTACTGGTGAAGCACAACGCTTGGCTGCTGAACGTCAACTCCGGATTGCTCTGGAAACTGGGAAAGTTTGGGACACAAGTCTCCAGAATCTTGCTGAGCGAGCCGCTGCTGTTGATGTGAACAACTTCGGAAGTTACACTGACTTTGCGATCGCTTCTGCCCGTGCAGCAAGCCTCCTGAAGAGTGTGTCTGAGGAACAGGCTGAACAAGCGAAAGGTGCAGAACAGCGTCTTGAAGAAGCACTGAAGAAGTATGGTCTCCAGGAAGAGACTGTACTGTCTCTGACGGATGCTCTGAAAAACCTGGATAAAGCCATCGCCAAACTTGCGAATGCTGAAGCTGGTATCTTCGACTCACCTTTGAGTGATCCATCTGGTTCAGCAATTCCAGGTGCTCCTGTTGTTCCTGGTCAGGTTGGTGTTGTTAATCCAACCACGACGCTGATCCAAGAAGTAAAGGGTCTGCGAGATGAAGTGAAGCAGCTTCGTCAGGAGAACAACTCTGGAAATGCTCAGATCGCTCGTCAGGCAAAACAGAGTGCAGATATCCAACGTAAATGGGATGTTGATGGAACACCCCCTGTTCGTCCAGAGGTTAGCGTACCATGAAAATCCTGATCCCTGTTGACCCCGACAATGTGGTACTCACGTCATCGTCGGGGTCTGACCTAAGCGAATACCCAACTTGGTCAAGTGCCACAGCTTATGCGATTGGAGATCGAGTCTCTGCTTCAGATGGTGCCCTCCGGTATGATTTTGAAGCAATCGCCACGAGCACCAATGTGAACCCAGTTACAGATCAGTTGTCTGCTAATCCAAAATGGGTGAACATTGGATACTCTAATCGTTACAAAGTCTTCGATCGCGTACTTGGACAATCTGCAAAGGGTAATACTGGGCAGATGATTTATCGGTTTCAAATGACCGAAAACGTCACTGCTGTTGCACTCTTTGGGCTTGTTGGTGAAACAGTGACTGTAGCGATGCAGACGTTTGATGGAACATCCTATAGTACAATACCTGGAACGACTCAAACAAGAAAAGTGTCCAGCAGTCCAACAATTCGAAACTGGTTTGAATACTTCTTCTCAAAATATACGATGATACCTGATATGATCTTTACAGGTCTACCAGGTTATACAGGTAACTTTCTCTATGTTCGTGTGGACTCGTCAGCATCTGTAGAGATTGGTGAGATCGTGTATGGTGAGGAAATGGAAATTGGTGTCACCTTGGAGAAACCAACTTTCGGGATTCGAGATTATTCTCGCAAAGAGCGAGATGAGTTCGGACGTCCTGTCATCGTTGAGCGTCCTTACTCTATTTACGGTGACTTCAATATCGTCTATCCAAGTGATCAGACCAGGAGTCTCTTGACAGAACTTGCGAAGATTCGAGCGAAACCTTGTGTGTTCTATGTCGATGGGATGACTGATGGTGCCGGGACTATGATCTTTGGCTACTATACAGATTTCTCAGCAAACCTTGAAGTCGGTGCTGACAGTTATGCATCGATTACTGTAGAAGGATTGGTCTGATGGCCGCACCTGTACTCACACCACTCCCCGCTCCTCCTACTCGAGCGAACCCAGCCGATTTTGCGGCTCGGGCAGATTCGTTCATGGGTGCTCTTCCTGGTTTTGTTACTCAGTTGAACGCACTTGTTGCGTACTGGAACACGAACCTCGATACGACAGCATTCATCAATCGCAACGTGGCATCGACCATGTTGCAGACACTTACTTTTGCAATGCCTCCAGTTATGCAGGCATCTGCTACATCAGGCGACCAGGTTGCTCTAACATTGAGCAAGGGAACTACACAACGTCAATCGATCCGAATTGGTAACGATGGTTCGATTAACATTGTTCCTTTGAATGGTGCTACTGCCGCCTTGAAGGTGAACGGACAGACTGTCTATCATCCTGGTAATAAACCAACAGCAACTGAACTTGGTTTGGTTACTGCGGGTAACTTTACGGATGCTAACATTCTTACGATGCTCAAGAATGTTGATGGAGCGGGGAGTGGGCTTGATGCAGATTTGCTGGATGGCCAGCAAGGATCGTATTATCTAAACGCAGCCAATATGACGGGTACGTTTGCAGATGCTCGAGCACCTTCGACAATTGTAAGAACTTCTCGAAATATTACATCCGGTGACGGACTTTCTGGTGGTGGTAACCTTTCTGCAGATAGAACTCTTGCGGTTGATTCAACAGTTGCTCGGAGGAATGCAGGTAACACTTTCACTGGGTCACAGTATATCCTGGGGCACCTGTTTGTCGATGCTCCAACGGCGACAGGGAACTCCGAGTTCTGGCTTCGAGCTAACGATGGACTTCGCAGAGCCGTTCTCTTTTCTGGGGCGGATGCAAACACTCATCTTCGGTCTTATGCTACTGACGGGGTGAACTATAAAACCTTCAGTTTCAATGGGTCTACTGGTCGACTAAGCGCAGCCTCTTTTGGAGGGGACGGAAGCGCTCTGACAAACTTGAATCCTGCAAACATGGGGACTGGTGTCTTTGACGTTGATCGGATTCCCTCAAGTATTGCTCGAACTTCTGTGACTATCTCAGCCGGCGACGGGTTGAATGGTGGAGGTTCACTTGCCGGAAGCCGAACCTTGTCTGTAGACTCCACGGTAGTTCGGACATCTCGTCAGGTTTTGGCGGGCATGGGACTAGCCGGTGGAGGAAATCTTGGAGGAGATCGCACGATCTCACTTGGCATCCCCAGTTCCATTACTGCTGATTCTGAAAACACTCGAACTGACACTAGTCACACTCATTCATTGTCTGCAGCAGCTGTTGGTGAACTAACTTCTCGATTGGGGGTGGGGGCAATAGGGACCTATGCTCTACTTACCCCTGGGGGAACGGGAGCCTGGCAAGTTGGGCGAACGGTGTCAGGTAGTAGTCTTTACTATGCGAACGCCTCTGGACGGATCGACCACCCCGGTCAGTTTAATGCCCAATCTCCTTCCGGAACCTGGCAACTTCATGGTATCCTATCGTCCTACACTTCTGGCGATGGTCGAATGGTCTCACTCTTCAAGAGGATCTCCTGATGGATTTTCGTAACGCACGGTACATCAATCCTGATAAATCCCGAATTGATATGGATATCAAACATCCACACCATGGCTGGGTGCCAATCACAATCTCACAAAAAGAGTATCCAGCTGTTTGGGAAGACGTTGTAAGAACAAACCCGCCAATTCTTCCTCCTGGTCAATCTGATGTTTCTGATGTTGCTATTGAACTATGGCGAAAAACAGCGTCAGTGAGTAAGGCAGATTTCTGCCTCACTCTCATGAGAATGGGTATTCTTACTCCACAAGAAGCAAAAATCGCTGCTAAAGGAGATTGGCCACCTACTTTCCAATCTTTCTTAGAAAGCAGTGGAACTGGTATGTCTGCTGACGAAATTGAAGTTTTTTGGGCGGGTGTTACTCAAATTGAAAGGAATCATCCGTTATTTGAAGAAATCCGCAAGTATGCAAACATAACACCCAAACAAGCTGACGTTATGTTTGGTGCACCAACCTGAGGAAAATAAAATGACCATCAGTAAAGTAAAGGTTGAAGGAACGATCACTTTGCCAGATGGTCAAAGTGCAAATATCAAGTCGATCACTTTTCGACTAACAGGTTCTGACTTCGAGAATGGTGAATACATCGCTAAGAAATCTATCGCTGCAACACACAATGGTGAAGGTGAGTTCAGTGTAGATGTCTGGCCGAATGACGCTGGGTATTTTGCAGACACCAAGTACCAAGTTGTCATCGAGTTGAATGATGGAGCGGTGGTCGACCCTGTCCCCCCGCTCTACATTCGTAAAGAACGTCCTATTCATGATTTCGACTTGCTCGTAATTGAACAAGAGAATCTGGTGACTGGTTATCAAAACAGGGTTATCAGCAAACAGTTGTTTGACTCGATGACAAATCCAGAAAGAAACATGATCTACCTTGTGACGGTGTGACATGCGAAATCTATTCAAGAAGTTTGTTGAAATCTGGATTGTTGGTTCAGATGGTGTGAAGAAAAAAATTGTTCCATACTATATGGGACAACCAATTGAGTGGGATGGACAAGGAGAACTACTCCAAAAATTAACACTTGAGACACCAACGCAAATCTCTCCAGCAAATCCAAAGGCGGGGGAGGTTATAACCATCACACCAGCTACATATCTTGGAACTGGTCCAATAGTCTATATGGGTGTTCTTAAGTTTCGCGAACAAGTTGTCGCAACAAGAAATAATCAAGAGCCATTTCAAGTCACCCTCCCAGATATAGGTGATTTGACTTGGACTGCACAAGCTAAGGGACTACACCCGTCAGACCCTGAGCTAGAACAACGCGGTTGGTTTGTTGGCCCTGCCAATATTCCACAACCTGAATTTGTAAGACAACCGTCTATCACTCCTACGAATGCTTCTGTTGGTGATGAACTTCAAATTGACCCAGGGCAGGGTATTGGTTTAACCTGGAAGCTTGTTCTAGACAATGTTGATGTGTCTGAGGATGTTCTTTCAGAAACAACCGGAGGCGTATACATACCCGACCGCGCGGGTCAGCTCATCCTGACAAGCGTCCTTTATGATAGAGGTGTGACTCGAGAAGTAACAATCACAGTGGGTGTGATTGATTCACCTGTTTCCTTGTGGGATGTTCAGGGTGGTGATTCTAGAATCACCTTCAATAAGATGCCGGATGTGAATACGATCAATGTTTCTGGCGGTATTGAATGGATGAGTTTTGAGGAGACAGAAGATGCCTAAACTTTTCGTTGTTGACGACGACATCATCGACGTTCCCCTCTTTGTGAGAAGGAGAGGAAATTCTTTCGTCGAAGAAAAGGTTGCTCCTGGTTCTTATGAGATCTATAACACTCGTAAGATGCCAGGAACTGTGACTGTTACGAAAGAGCAAAATGCTCCTGTCGTTGCCAATCCTAATCCAGTTAATCTGGAACGGGGGCAGATGACTACAGTCAATCTCAATGACTTGGTATCTGGGGGTGTAACTCCATACACCTTCAGCTTGCAATCACCAATTACAGGATTCTCGATCTCTGGATCGGTCCTGACTGTCAACGGGAATGTTGCATCAATTGGTGCTGGTTTTGCGATCGTTGTGGTTACTGGAGCAAATGGTCAAAGCAACACCATCCGGGTGAACTACGAGATCAAACCAACCGCGGTCCCTGTGTTCACCCCCTTCGAGAACTCGATCTCGGTCCAGAACGCAGGGACCTTCCCTGACTACACCTTTACCGTCGGAGAGACGACGATCACCTTGGAGCGGACCAATGCCTGAAGTCAATGGTATCATTATCAAGAAAGCTTCGGAGACCCAATGGGATCTCCGGCCGGGGACTGGAAACTTCAACGTTCTTGGTCTCGATCCCAATACGAATTACCAGGCACGTCTCGTCGGACCTCAGGTCGATTTGAAGACCCTGGCTTCGACGGCTCCCTCCGCCCCTGCCCGTGTTTCTGATCCCCAAATCACGGGAACTGGATTGATTGGAGACACGATCACTCTTGCTGCTACGGGATCTGTTTCAGGAGTTCCAACTCCTAATCCAGGTGCACCTATCTGGCAGTATCGAATTGATGAGAATGCCTCGTGGGAGACTATCTCAGGACAGGCTGGGAACACCTATACACCTACTTCTGGATCGGTTACAGCTGGAGGTCGGATCCGGGCTGGGGTTCCTTATACCAACGACAGTGGGACAATCACCCTGTGGTCCAATGAACTAGAACTGTCGGAAATGCCACAGATCACGGCTGTCCTGAATCTCAACCCCGTCGATCAGCAGTCCCAGATCACCTTCAACACGGACATCAAAGGGCTCCCTACTATTACGCAGGGGCAGACGGTAGTCCCGGTGGTTCGGGATGGGACAACCAACCGCTGGCTCTTCATCGCTCGAGCCCAAGGACCCATCTCCTTTACGGCTATCAAGGATGGCTGGAAGACCTTCAACCTGAATGCTACGGTGGATTCGGCTTTGTCTGCCTTGGTTGAGCGCGACTATGAAATCATGTTGCAGGGTGACCCTGGTTCTGAGCCGGTGATCTTTGAGGAGCCGCAGGAATACGCAGGGTCTTACGTCACCCCGGACTCGTCCCTGACCAATGGCATGGCGAACCTCGTGGAAGCAGTGGTCTCGCGCAGCGGGGATGCCGTCACGACGACCCGCGATCCTCTGTTCACCTGGGATGACAGCATCGAGCCGATCCAGTTCGGCCATGCCTACTATCGCGGAACGACCGCGCTGGATGCGACCTTGATCGAGGGAACGGAAGGAGTCGCCATCTACACCGTCGATCCTGTCCTGGACGGCGGCAAGAACATCTATCGCCGCGACTGGATGGAAGGCGCGGGAAGCGACAGCGAACTGGCGGTGTTCAGCAACGGGATCGCGGTGGCGGCGCCTGCTAACTGGTGGGTGCCTGACAGTATTGTTGATGTGGACTTCCAGAACAACCGCGCTCGCATCAATGGTGTCAGCTACGCCAGCATCGAAGCGGCACGAACAGCCAATGCGATCAAGACCAGCCCTACCGGGGTTGATTATAGTGATGTGTCGGGCTTGGGCACTTCCTACGTTCTTGCCGCGAAGGGGATCACGGCTGATGTAAACCAAACGCAAATCCTAGCCGCGCTGGATGATGGAGACGATGGGATCACAAATGACGAAATCGTCTATGTGGGCCGGCACTTCGCGAATAACGAATATCGAGCAGCACTTTTCTCGCAAGCCGGTAACAGCTCCCGCCTCGGTTCGATCACCTCGCCCCTTCTGTCGACAAGCAGCCCTGTCCGAATGGCGGTGCGCGCCAAGAGCGGTAATTACTATGGGATGGTAAATGGGGTAGCAGGGGCATCTTCAGCCGCATCTGGCGCTCTGCCAGCCGTGAACCGTGTCGCCTACGGCAAGCGGTCTGTGGCCTCTGAACTGTCTTGGACCGGCGCTGTCCATCGTGTGGTGGTCATAAATGCCGATCTGACCAACGACCAAATCAACGCCCTTCTAGCCTGAGGATCATGACATGACCCGTAAGTTTGGACCTTATCTCAATGGCCGGACCGTCACGAAGCGGCATCGCGGCGTGACCAAGACCAGGGCGGATTGGGGCAATGAGCCTGCGCCCAGCGAGGAAATCACGATCACGGCCTGGGACGGCAAGACTGTCCTGGTGCCCGAAACCATTGCCTCGATCTCCCAAGGCCATGTGGTGCCTGCCGAGGAGGGCGGCACCTATGTCGTCCTCTCTGATCTGCCGGACTTCAACACGGTCACCGAACTGACGGGCGAGACGGACACCGGAACACCGGTCAAGATCAACCTGGTGCCGCGTCGGCAATACCGGGGCCATGCCAAGGGCATCAACTACATGCTGCCGATCGACAAGACGACCGGCATGGTCGCGTTCGAGAAAGGGCGGTCTGGGCACAAGTATTTCGCGACCCGCCGTCCCCGCAATGATGTGAGCGGCAAGGGTGGATATACCAAGCAGGACATCGCCACTGAATTGGGCGTGGCCTTGTCCTCGATCACCGACACCTGGATCAGGGATAATGGTATCTACGGCAAGTCCGAGAACAAGCCGCTGGCTTTCGAAACGGCCGCTGCATTGTGGTCGAACCTTCTCAAGACCCGGGGCGGAAATGGCCGCTTCTTCGAGTCAAACTGGCTCGTTATTGAGGCCGGGTTTGATTATTCGGACTTCCGTCACCCATCTGGCGGAAACTTCATCCCAGATCACACTTCAGGCGAAAGCCCGTTCCACCCGGTTCTGATTACCAGCTACGGGACCGGCACTCGCCCGTTCATCAACCATACCGGTGCAGCGCAGTTTCAAGACCGCGTAACGGGCAACTGGATTTGCCAGCAGAACGTGGATTGCCCCTACATCTGGAACCTTTCGGCCTTTAGTGCCATTTACAGCCACGTCGATGTGTGGGGTCACAAAGAAAGGCTGAGGTATCGCGGTGGCTTCTACCTTCAAGGCGGCGGCCACAAGACGATGTATCGGTGCGGCTCGTTCGACGCACATCCTCTGCCCGCTGATGCAAACTCGACGCAGCTTGCCAACAACAATTGGGGCAGTGGCGGAGCCAAGCACCACGCGAGCGTCTACACCGAGACGCTGGACAGCTTCCTGTGCTTGGAAAGCTATCCTGATATGGGAGGATGGGAGCGCGGGTATGACCTGACCAACAGGATTTTTGCCGATCCTGCGGACCCGACCACTTTCCTCCCCGTCCCGCCGACTGCCCTGGCCCATAACTTCTATATCCAGCACAACCATGCGAACGCCACGCTTCGGCGCAACTGGGTCACGCGCGGTTCGTCTCATGCGATCCAAATTCGACCGGGCGGGATCGTGGAAGATAACGTGCTGGCAGAGGCCAATGTCTTCGGCAACGCGCCCGGCACCAGCAAAGACCCAGTAACCGACATCAATTCAGTGGGTCGCATGGGGAATTATATTTCGTTTGTCGGCAACATCCTGACGTCCGGTGGGTATAAGCGCGTAGCATCAAACATGCGACCGGCTGCGGTCAATTTCGGCTTCTCCCTCGACGGGAGCGATCCGGAGGCGTTTGAAAACATCGTCATGCACTGGGCAAACCCGGATGACGCGGCGGAGCGGGTGGAAAAACTGACCAACCAGGGCAAGGAGCAGATGGCCTTCGCGTTCAACTATGGCTCTGATACCGAATATGCCCAGCCCCACGACAACTGCTTCTGGGATTGGGTAACGCCCACTTGGATAAGCAACCCCGACAACGCGATTGCCAAGGGTGCGGACCCTGCGGTCCTGGATGAAACCACAATCCAGCGTTTCGCCGCCACGCAGATGGACCTGACGGGCGTCGAAGAGGGCGATAAAATTCACGCCTATTTCGACTGGCTGCGGACCCTCACGCCTGCGCAGCGGGAAGAGCAGCGCCGCCTGTTCCAGCAGTATTTCCGCGAACCTTGGCCGGGGCTTTACCGCGCCCCGCGCACGGCAGCGACGACTGACGTGTTCCAGCCGAACCGGCGCTTCTCTGGCGTGCTGTGGGCGGATCGCCGCAACTGGCTGACGGAGATGGTGCCGGGCACGGTCTACAAGGACAGCGTGCAGCTTCGCGGGGCCACGACGCGCTTCGGGGAAGTCACGTCTGAACTGGCGACGGTGGACGGTGAAGGCGCTGCGCTGCTGGAATGTGTCTCGGGTCGTCTGACCGCCGACACCCTCAACAACATCGACGTGGTTCGCGTCAGGGACGTTTCCGGTCAGCTTTACATCAAGACCGCCACCAACGTCCCGACGTTCCTCGTCACCCAGGGCCGGCTGGTGTTCGACTGCCCCATCTCGGGCAAAGATCTGATCATTGATGACCAATATGCACAGGTGTTCCTTGGACCAGACTACACCGTCAGCAATGGCAAGGTGCTAGACATCAGGATCGGCAAGCAGGGCTATATCGGTCACAAGGGCAGCGGCACGGCTGCTCTAAAGGTCCAGTCCGGCGGCATCATGCGCTTCCGTCACTTCGATGCTGTCACGACCACGACCTCTCTGACGGCGGCGATGCCCAAGCTGGAGCGCATCCAGGAGGACTGGTCCACCCCAGCCTCGACAGTCAACGTCACGGTGACACTGGACGCGGGCAGTATCATCGAGGTTGAGAAGGGTGCGGCGGTTGCGGGTTCCGTCCACGACCTGACCGGGCCGGGCTACACCTTCGTAGACAATGGTGCGATCCTCCCGCCCGGTCTGGTCATCACGAACGGCAAGCCGATCTACACGGTCCCTGCCTGACCTGACTTCCGGCGCTTTCGCACCATCGCGAGAGCGCCGATCCCCGAGGGTGGAAAAATGACTGAGCCAAACATCATAGAACTAGCGAGGTCGCTTGAGAGAATAGCCGCCAGACTAGAAAAAGTCAATGAACCATGTCCATTTTCAGCAGAGGAAATTGCCCAACTCAAACGTGCCGGTGAACTCGTTCAATGGTTTGAGACAGCAGGATGGATGGGAAAGCGACTTCTGGCTTTCCTTGCAGCAATCATTCTTCTAATGAGCCAAGGACAATCGATATGGGACAAGTTCAAGGAATTCATGGGAGCAGGCCAATGAGCCCAACTGATAGGCGATCTATACGAGTCATCATGTGGTTCTTCGTTTTTCCAATTGCACTCGTGCTCTATACAGCAGCTTGGCTGGTCCCCGCAACATGGTGGTATGAGCCTGGTCGAATCTCCATCTCAGATGCTCAAGTTGGGGAAGAACCAATCGTCTCGATCACTCGAACAATCCACAGAAGCTTTGATGGAATGTACTCAGTGAGTATCTGGAAAGATCCACCTGATGGTCACATGACTTGTGGTGGTTCTGATAATTTGCGATATCGAGGTGGCTTGTTTGAGCCTCATGAAGCCCCAATCACACAATGGGCTGACGATGAATGGTGTGGTCGACTTCCTGTTGGTAAGTATTACGCCGAAGTGTGTTGGACAGTGATCCGACCTTTCGGTGGATTGCTTCCTGATAAAGTGGTCTGCACAACAAGCAACATGTTCTCTATCTTTCCAAGAGAGGAGATGGAATAATGTATGATTGGAAAGCAATCCAACAACGCCTGAAAGATTTGGGCTTCTACAGTGGTAAAGTTGACGGGGACCGTGGTCCCCTCACCAATCAAGCCATCGTAGCGTTCAAGAAATCTATCGGCTTTGTCGCGAGGGATTATTATGGGCCTCTGACCCATGAAGCCCTGATGAAGATTGCACATTCAACCAAAGAAGAACCTTGGATGTCCGAGGCTCTTCTGGTCAAGGGTCTACATGAACGGAAAAACTACACCACCCTGAAGCAGTGGTTCGACAAGTCTGTTCAATGGATCAATCCCAAAGAGATTCCCTGGTGCGGCGCATTCGTTGCCACCTGCTTCAGGAAATGGAATCCAGATATCAAGCTTCCTGAGAATCCTCTCGGAGCACGACAGTGGGGGGCGTTCGGGCAACCCGTCTCCCCCCGCCGTGGGTCAGTTCTCACATTCTGGCGGGGGAGTCCGAAAGGTTGGCAGGGTCATGTTGGATTTTACTATGCTGAGGACAGCAGCGCATACCATGTTCTCGGTGGGAACCAATCTGATGCTGTGACGATCACGCGCATCGCCAAGAACCGTCTTCTACAGTCACGCTGGCCGTTGGAGCGGGAAGTGAGTGGAAGTGTTGTGTTTGCAGATGCTTCTGGAAAACTGTCAACGAATGAGGCCTGAAATGAAAACAATCATTCCTATTTGGTTCGCCAAGACTGCAAGTTGGTGGACGGGACTTTTCCCAACGATCCTTGCAGCAATTGAATTCGTCTTCACCACCTTTGGTTCTGACCAGGGTGGTCCTGTCGCCGAGTCAATTGTCTATGTTCTTTCAGCATTCGGAGCAGACATCAGTGCTGAAATGATCTCTGAGGTCATTCGAAAGCTGACACCTCTCTACCTGCTACTGTTCGCGTACAACCGAGGAACCTTCACTGGACAAATCCCTCGGCCGTATGTGCTGACACCTACCAAGGAGAAACAGGTAGCGGCTGTCGTAGAGAATGGTCTGGAAGCCTTCAAAGAAGGTCAGAAGATTGGGAAACTGTTGAAATAACAAATGGGCCGGGGATCAAACCCTGGCCCATTTTCATTTTCACGCCCTGTACCGCGCCCCGCCGCCTATAACCGCCCGCCTAGTTATTTTCTTAACCGCTGGAGGCGCTGAGCAGCTGTTCTAGTCCTTGGTCAAAGCGCCGCGCTACCCGTATAGCGGCCCGCGTTACCGCCCGCCTACGGCCTGATTTTTACCTGTGGCAATTTCGGCGAGTTGGTTACGAAGACGAAGAGCAGCAACCTCTGCCAACAGTTGTTGGCGCTTGGCTTCCTTCTCAGCATCACGAGCCCTTTTCCGATTCTTCTTGGCATCAAACTCTTCCTTCAGCTTCTGCTCTTTCTTTTTGTATTGCCGCATACGCTTCAGGTTGGCACCAGGCATCGCAATCTTGTACTGTGGCTTCTTGGGCTCAGGCATTTTCCAAGTCAGGTAGATTGGTGCATCGTCCTGCTTTTCTCGAACGGGACATTTCGCAAACATTACCAGTTGGTCATACCTCACGCCACATTCGTTGCATACGTACTTCCCTTTCCTCTTCGGATCAGGCACCCATTCATGGCGAATTCGAGTATCGTTAGTGGGTTCCAAGAGTTTGTCTCGGACCCAGGACCACCGAGTTCCGTTCTTGATGTGGTAGACCATTTGAGAGGAGACTGCGAAATGCTTTCCAATCTCGTAGACAGGTACATCGCAGGAAAGCATGGCGAATATCTGGATGACCTTCTCAACATCGAGGTAGTGTCCTTGTTTCTTTTGATAGCCCTGTTTCTGGAAGTATGAACCGATGCCCTCAATATCCGTCTGGGTCATATCCTTCCTCCCCCGCTGGCCACGCATCATTGTCTACTGCATTGAACAAGAGTTGCTCGAGTTGTTTCAACTGCGCCGGGACCACCCTCTCTCGAACTTCGAACTCTGACCAATCCTCGCCGTTGATGGTCATAGGATAACCAACTTCCAAATCATGGTATTCTGTCCAAGGTTCATAATCATGAGGGAAGGAGCGGGGAGTCGCAGAAACCTCCGTTTCAACCTCGAGTTCGAGTTCGTTGAATGCTGCACAGATATGATCATCTGTCACAGTGACGGTTACTTTTTGATATACTCTAGGCATCCAGTCGGTTATCCTTATGCTGATGTCCACCAGTTCTTTCATATGTAACACCTTCCCAGAGACCACATTTCCAACATGACTGGAATTTCTTCCGAGTCCAAGTACCACAGTGTTCACAGACACGTTCAGCGTGTTCTTCAATTTCTTTTGAGAGATCGAGACTCATAGCAACCACTCCCTCGGATCATCACCCAGAATCGTGCTGGCGATATCCATCTTGTTACGGAAACTCTTCAGCATCTTCACTTGGATCGTGCCTGGTGTAACCAAGTCTGTGTAAAAACAAGTCTCACGTTGCCCTGCCCGGTGCGGACGATCTTCCGACTGGAGACGGTGTTCCAAATCCTCTGAATTGGAATAGAAAATTGTCTGTCTTCCATTGAGCCAGGTGTTGCCGAAGCCACCTGATTGTTGGGTTGAGACGATGAAGCGGCATTCTTTTTCTGTGATAAATCGAGTGGCTTCAGAATCTCTTGTGCGGGTGTTGCCGCCGTGAAATTGCGCAATAGAGTTGTCGCCATACTCCTTTTTGACCGCTTCGACAATCCGATCAATATCTTCACGGTATCGAGACCAGATAATACAGTCGGACGATGTCTCCTCAATAGTTTCGAGAAGAGCATCGATTCTGTTTGTTGAGAGTCGGTGAACATTTCCCTCTGCATCCTTTACGTGACCACATACGATCTGCTGGAGTTTCATCAAGATGGTGATTGCGTTTTGAGCAGAAGTGAAACCGCCCTTGAATTCTGCGAAGGCCTGATCTCGCATCTGAGTGTAGACCGACATCTGTTCATCCGTCAGTTCTACTTCTCGCATCTGATAGACTTTCTCGGGGAGATCGAGACAATCTTCTTTTAGAACACGATAACTGTGATGTTGTATCTTATCCTTCAGTTCTTCCTGATTTCGGAAGCCGACAATCACCTTGGCTTTCCGCGTACCAAAGTGACGCTCCTGCATGACCGCGTAACGCGCACGGAACGAGAACCAGCTGTTGTGACCCAGAATCTTCGGATCAAGGAACGTGAACTGCCCATACGCATCCAGAGGATTCTTGGTGATCGGAGAGCCGGTCAGGATGCGTCTGAATGCACATAGCTTCCCGAGATTGATGATGTTGATGGTGCGCTGTGCCTCAGGGTTCTTGATCCTTGTGGCTTCGTCGACAGACATCTTCACCTTGTATTTTCCTTCGGGGTTCTTGGAGCATGACTCAATGAAACGCTTCACATACTCGAGTGCTTTCTTGCCCGAGGACACGGACTCGATGTTGATAACCAGGATTCTCAGAGAATTGGCGGGGGAGAGAAGCTTCTCGAGCGCACGCTTGTTCTTACTGTTGCCGCCCCCCGCTTCCCATTTGGCTGCGACATAGGGAATCGCCATATGTGTCTCGAGTTCGCCAGATGTCTTGATCCAGTTGTTGTACACACCTTTCGGAGCCCAAATCACCCATGCATCAAGCAGTCCACAGGAATACATGATCCCTGTCTCATCACAGTCGACTTTCGACTTTCCGGTACCCATTTCCATCAGCCATGCATAGGCGGGGCGGGGGCGACGGTCCAGAATCCCTGACTTACGAAGAGCAGTCTTCTGGTGCTCATAGGGTTTGGTCTTGAACTCGTAGAGCATGTTAACCTCACGTGGGGAGAATGTCCACCTAGTATAGCCTAACAAACGCCCGAAGAAAAGCGTCGCCTTAATGCACCCGTATATGAGAACTTGAAACTTTGTCGCCTCCCCCGCACACACTATTCCAGCGTCATTGTGGCACGTAATCCTATTGCTTTATTATTTTACTTTTCGGAAGCAATAATAAAAACGATAATGTGATTTTTCTTTTATTACAACGGGTTGCGTATCTTGCTTTTCGGTTATTATTGTTTTATTAGTTTTTCCTCACATGTGCTATACGTACGTGTGAGCATATACGTGTATCACACCTGACGAATAATCCAATAAAGCAATAATGATTTTACTATAGGGTTTTTCAGCGTATTAGATGGTATTGTTTTTCGGTTATTACTTTATTACTTCCGCTTAAAATGCTAGTAGCGCCCGAGCGTTTGCCGGGTTATAGTAGGGCTTCCAGTAAGTTTATCCGGAGACATCAATGGGTATTTTCGAGGAATTAGCCGAAGAGGCTAAGGACGTCAGCGGTGTGGCGAGCGACGCTGATCTCAAAACCCTCTCGGAAAAGGCAGCAGAATTCGTTGCTTTGGAACAGAAGAAGAAGGTTCTCGAATCGGAACTCGAGAATCTGAATAAAGATATCCATGAGATGAAGCACAAGACGCTTCCGGATATCATGCTGAGCCTCGATGTCGACAAGCACGGTCTCGCGAGTGCTGGTGTTGATATTGTGCTCGAAGATTATGCGAAGGCGAACATTTCTGCGGAATGGGAACCCGAGCGTCAGGATGCAGCTTTCGCGCATCTGGAAGAACTGGGTGTGTCGGATATTATTCGCACACAGGTGACCTTCTCCTTCAGTAAAGATCAGTATGCGCATGCGATGACTGTCGTGGCGATGCTGAATCTGATGGCGGAGAAGATTGACGAATTTGGTGGTACGGAGATTCCGATTCCGTCCGTCAAGAAGAGCGTTCCTTGGAACACTCTGACTGCAACGATCAAAGAGTTGCACAAGAAGGGTGTCGCTGTAGATCTCGAGAAACTCGGCGGCATGATCGGTAATATTGTCAAAATCAAAGTGAGGAAGTGACTATGGCTAAAGCAGCTGTAAAGAATGATGCTGAGACCGTTGAGATTTCGGACGAAGCGAATCTGCCTGCGACCAGTGAAGGTGGATTCCAGCTTCCCGCTGGCTTGATGGACGAAGTTGCCGAAGTTGGCGATCTTGGCTATTCGGAGAAGCAAGAAGACTCGATGATCCCGATTCTGGCGATTCTCCAGGATCAGTCGGGTGAGGTGAAGGCGAGACATTCGAAGCGCATCGATGGTGCTCAGGCGGGCGACCTGATCATTCGGTCGATTCAGAAGGTTATCAACATCGCCCAGGACGGGCCGATGATCTTCCAACCTTGTGGCTTCCAGCATGTCTGGGTCGAGTGGCAGGGTGAAGTCGGTGAAGGTGTTCCTGTCGGTCAGTTCGATTTCGATTCGCCGCCGGAAGACACCAAGGAAGTTCAAGACCCTGAGAACCCGGACAAGAAGATGCTGATCCGGGACAACGGCAACCGTCTGGTGGATACTCGCTACCATTTCGGCTATGCTCTGACGGACGACGGTGCGATGCCCCTGGTAATTCCGATGGCCGGCACGAACCACACCGTGTCGCGTCAATGGACTGCCACCATGAAGCAATTCAAGCTTCCGAATGGCACCAAGGCCGCAGCGTTCTTCCGGAAATATGCGGTCAGCACCAAATACCGCGAGCGTGGATCGCAGTCCTGGTTCAACTATGACGTGAAAGACTTGGGCTGGATCCATGACGAGAATCAGCTGCGGGCTGGTCTGGAACTTCTGAAGTCCCTGAAGGACAACAAGGTTCAGGCGAACGTTGCTGAGATGGGCGAAGGATCAGGCGCTTCGGTGGTTGATCCGGATACGCTGCCGATCTGAAATGACCAGGCTCTCGAAGGAACAGTTGCTTGCTCTCGTTAATGAGGGCAAGCAGATGGTCGAAGTCGATCGCGAGTACACACACAAGAAGTCTGGTGACGTGTATTGTGTCAGTGAGGTTGGACTTAACGAGTCGGACCTATCATTAACAATCGCATATTATGACCCAGAATGGCCTGATGTGACATTCTATCGGCATATTGTCGACTTCCTCAACAAATTCGAGTAGAGTAGTGGCCGGGGATTCCCGGCCATAACTTTGCGAATTGGAGGGTCCGGTGAGGAACACTGCAGAAAGATTCATGGCCCTGTTCGCAGGGTACGAAGATGCGCATGGAACGCATGGTAAAACGGATAAGAACGATGCGAAAGGTGGAAAACTCGAGATCAAGAAATCAGCACGAACCCTTCGTGAGTCAGTTACCATTGAGATGTGGGAACAGCATCTATCAGGTGACAGAGCACTTGGGATTATCCCGATTCGAAAAGATAGCACATGTCTCTGGGGATGTATTGACGTCGATCGATATGACATCAACCACGGAGAGGTAGTGAAGGAACTGAAGAAGCGAGGCCTCCCGCTGGTCGTGTGTAAGACCAAGAGCGGGGGAGCGCATGCATATTTGTTCCTCAAGTATCCAGAATCAGCAGAAGATCTTCGTGCTACTCTGAAGAATGTTGCAGCATCTATGGGTTGGGGTGATTGCGAGATATTTCCGAAGCAGAATCGCATTCTGTCTGAAAAAGGTGACCTGGGTAACTGGCTCAATATGCCCTATCTAGGTGGTGATGAGTCTAATCGTTACGGTGTACGTGAGAACGGTCTCGCGATGACGGTTGAAGAGTTTTTGAATTATGCCGAGTCGATGGCTGTCGCACTTCATGAAGTGAAGTACACCCGACCGATTGCAACTGAGAAGCGTGGTCAATCTGAGTCGGATATTCCATTCGCGGATGGTCCTCCATGTCTTCAGCACCTATCACTCCTCGGATTACCTGAAGGAACAAGGAACAAGGGTCTCTTCGCGTTCGGCGTGTACTGTAAGAAGAAATACGGCGAGAGTTGGAAAGATCAGCTAGAAGAGATCAATCGTAAATACATTACTCCACCGCTCGATTCTGAAGAGATGATGGGCATCATCAAAAATCTTGAGAAATCAGAATACAATTACAGTTGTCGTGATACACCACTCTGTAACCATTGTGAGTCAACCGTGTGTCGAACACGGAAGTTTGGTGTTGGTGGGACAGGTCTCTATCCAGTTGTGAGTGGTCTGTCGAAGTTGAACTCAGAACCACCTATCTGGTTCTTGGATATCGATGGTGATCGGATTGAGTTGTCAACTGATGCTCTACAGAACTACCGATCGTTCCAGGCGGCATGTATGGAGCAACTAACAATCTTCTTCATGCCAGTGAAACATGATGTCTGGTCTCAGATGATTGGTGAGGCGATGCAGAATGCTACGATCATCGAGGTGCCACCAGAAATGTCCATTAAGGGTCACTTTATGGAACTCCTTGAGGCATTCATCACTGACCGACACAAGGGCGAACGGTGGGAAGACATCCATCAGGGACGTCCTTACTTTGATCCAGAAACAGCTCAGCACTGGTTCCGTTTGCAAGATTTCATGAAGCTACTCGAGCGAGAGAACTTCAAAGTCTGGGGACGGAACAAAGTGGGGAAACTCCTCGGTGATCTGGGAACCAAGAAGGGAAAGAACATTGGTGGCAAATTCGTGAACCTCTTTGCAGTTCCGGACAACTTGTTCACTGCTGATCCAGAAGCTATCATTCCGGACGTTCCAGTAGACCCAATCTAGGTGATGTAATGATACATGCAAAAGTTCCAACATTCACACATGCTCAGTTGATTAAACTGATCCATTATGATCCTATAACTGGGATAATGACTTGGAGAGAAAGTAGAGGGCGATGTAAAGCTGGAGAAGAGGCTGGATGGAAACAAGCTGATGGACATCGAGCTATTTGTTTGTTTCGAGAGAATTGGTATGTGTCACGACTTGCAGTTTTCTATATGACTGGTGAATATCCCCCACCAGAATTAGTTGTCGATCACGAAAATAGAATAAGAGATGACAATCGCTGGAAGAATATACGAGTAGTTACACAGTCAGTGAATGTTCAGAATAGTCACTATATGGAGCAGGCAGCAACTAGGAGAGATCTTTATGTTGGAACCTGAAATTATTCTCGGTCCTCCAGGTTGTGGAAAAACTACATCACTTCTTAATATTGTTGACGAAGAACTCTCAATCGGAACTCCACCCGACAGAATTGGGTTCTTCTCATTCACGAAGAAAGCTGCGAATGAAGCAATAGATCGAGCCGTCAAGAAGTTCAATCTACAAAAGACAGATCTACCATTCTTCCGGACACTACATTCGATGTGCTTTCACACACTTGGCTTGAGTAATGCTGATGTGTTTGAAGGCAAGAAGCTGCTGGAATTTGGAGACTGGCTCGGAATACGATTGAGTCAGTCTCTAAAGATGGATGACTCAACACTCTTTGGGTTTACCGAAGGGGACCGTGCACTTCATATGGAGAACATGGCTCGGGTGATGTGTGTTCCACTTCGCCAGCTGTATGATCAGTATCACGATGGTCTTCCTTGGACGTTCGTGGACCGTGTGGCTCGTGGTCTGGAAAAGTTCAAGCGAGCCAAGAATCTCTACGACTACACAGACATGCTGTCAATGTTTGCAGATGGGGACTGGGCACCACAGCTTGAAGTTCTCATCGTAGACGAAGCACAAGACTTGAGTCTGCTGCAGTGGAGAGTTGTCGAGAAACTCGCCTCCCGCTCCTCCCGTGTCGTTGTGGCCGGAGACGATGATCAGGCCATTTATCGTTGGGCTGGTGCAGCTGTTGAACATTTCGTGGACATGCGGGGGAACACACGAGTTCTGGGTCAATCATGGCGGGTGCCAGCTGAGATACAGGAGATTTCGAATGAACTCATTGGCAAAGTTAAGCATCGTCGTGATAAGGAATGGAGACCTAAAGAAGGACAAGGAATACTGGAGCGAGCAAGTTCGATCTATGACATCGATTATTCCGGCACTGACATACTTGTATTGGCCCGGAATGTCTTCTCTCTCAGAAATCTCGCTGCGCATCTTCGAAGGGAAGGTCACCAGTTCGATTTACGATCATCACCATCTATTAAGCCTGCGGTTATCGGTGCGGTTAGAAGATGGGAGGACCTTCGAAGAGGCAAGGAAATATCCGTCGACGATGCTCGATTCCTTTACGAACAAATGTCGAGTGGCAAAGGTGTTAGAAGAGGATATAAAAAGATTCCTGGACATCCTGATGATCTCCAAGTCGACCTCGCGTGGCTGAAGAAGAATGCTGGATTGTTGACTGACAAACCTTGGTTCGATGCTCTAGATCGTATTCCGAGGGAAGAATTGAATTACATTCGTGCGGTGATCCAGCGTGGCGAGACGCTTGGGAAATCGAACATTCGACTGTCTACAATCCATGGTTCAAAAGGTGGCGAGGCCGACCATGTGATTCTTATTCCAGATATGGCGAAACGAACACATCAAGAGATGCAAAGTAACCCTGAAGACGAGGCTCGTGTATGGTATGTTGGAGTGACTCGGACTCGTCAAAAACTCACTCTGGTGAAGCCGAGTGATGTTCTCCACTATGACCTATAAAAATATCAACTTGGGCGTAAAATAACGCTTTACAACGTCCTGATGCGGGGGTAAATTAAGAATATGGTTGAAGCGGCGGAAAAGGGAGTTGTTGCAGTTACCCGGAATGGGGAAGGTGATTTCTGGTGGTTTCCTGATTGGAAGTCAGCATATACCCACCCTCTTATCCAGTACGGGGATGTGATCTGTGAAGGCCCAGATTTCATCGAGAGGAATTGGACTCGTCGAGAATTTCCCTGGTTGTTGTCAGTTCTGGTTGATCCAGTTGAACGTTCGGAGATTCTTGTAGACTTCAAATCTAAAGGATGGGACAACTGGATCCTCACCATGGATCGCTATCGCGGGCTTCTTTGGCAAAAGATGCTCGATAAGTGCAAACCTCTACCCACTGAGGCAGAAACCATTTTTGAAATCATCAAGCGAGATCGTCTCGCACCAAACCTGGAGACCAGAAAGATGGCTAAAGACCCGAAGAACACCGAAGCTGCTGCGACCACCGAGACCAATGCTGGTCAAATCGTGAGCGATGCTGCTCCTGCTTCGGAAGCGACCACCGAAAAAGGTACCACGAAGCGCAAGCCTCCGGTCCGTGAGCCCAAGTACAAGAACGAGTCGATCATCACGCTGCTCGCCGACAAGGATGGCAATCCCTATGGCGCCGAGAACAATCCGAAGCGTGCTGGTTCGAAATCGGCTGAGCGGTTCGCGCTCTACACCAATGGCATGACTGTCGAACAGGCCATTGCTGCCGGCCTGACTCGTGGTGACCTGGAGTTCGACGTCCAGAAGAACTTCATCGCGATCAAGAACCCTGCCTGAGTTTCCAGGATCGGGCCTGGGTGTTTTCGGAATGGTTGCAGCCTGATCGCGCCACGACTGACTGAACTCAATCCTACGCACATGGCCCGTCGACCCCGGAGAGAAATCTCCGGGGTTTTTCAGTTTTACGGCAGACCGCTGAAGCGGTATAATTCTTGTATAACGTAACGCTGGAGACCCACCAATGGACCAACAAATCGAAGCACTCTTGAAGACAACAATCCAGGCGAAGGTGATCGAAGCATTCAACACAACACCTGAAATGGTTGAGAAGTTGATTGCTGCAGCCTTCAACAAACCTGTAAGTGAAAACACAGGTCATCCGAAGACTTCGCATGAGTATGGTGTCAAAGAAGTTTCATATCTTGATTGGTTGGTCGGTCATGAACTTCGCAATGCGGCTCGGGAAGCTGTGCGAGAGTACATGGTCGAGCATAATGCTGCTGTCAAGGCGAAGGTTGTTGCAGCAATTCAAGCTGGTGAGTTTGGAAGTAAGATTGGTGAAAGAGTTGCTGAGATGATGGAACAAGACTGGCGTTGGTCTTTCAGCATTGAGAGGAAGGATTGAATCATGGATCCCACACCCTTCTTCAATTTCATCCAGGAACGCTACCGCATCTTCCTGAAGAAGCAGGCCGGGGAGCCTCGTCCTTGGACCAAGGATGAGATTCTCGACTATTACAAATTCACGAACGTGTTTCGTGAAGATGATCGCACGACTGTGTGGTTCCGAGAGAATGTTCGTGATCCGCTCCGGAATCGAGAAGACATCATTCTGGCGACGGTTCTGTTCCGTTGGTTCAATCGGACTGTGAGTGGTGAAGCATTGTTCAACACCGATGATCTTTATGTTGGAGATAATCCATATGAAGAGTTCCGAAAGTCTGGTGATGGGCAGATCATCAAGGATGCTTTGCTCAAGCATATTGGTCCTCATGGTCCCTTCGTCACAGGTGCCTACATCATCAAGACTCCGAGCGGAATGACAAAACTGCACGGTGTGTGTTGGGCCTTGGAGCATTTCTGGAGGGATAAGTACCCACTTCGATACACGCGACACAATGTAGAACGTGATTGTGTCCTCATCGACAATGTCAGTTGGAGAGGAGGTGCAGAAATCATGTTTGATACAAATTGCACGGTCACTCTCCAAGACGCCTGGGACTGGCTTCGCAAGTTCAGCTACCTGGGTGATTTCATGGCCTATGAGGTTGTGACCGACCTCCGCTTCACTCGGGCCTTGGAGCGTGCTCCCGATATCATGACCTGGGCCAATGCTGGACCCGGTGCGATGCGTGGTCTAAACAGACTTCATGGTCGGAAGCTGAATTTCACTCAGAAGAAGGAAGAGTGGAATAAAGAAATGTTTGATCTTCGAGTTATGTCGAGACCAACTGAAAATTGGCCTTGGCCCGAGCGTCCATTAGAGATGCGAGAGATCGAGCACTCGCTATGCGAGTTCGACAAGTACCAGCGAGCAAACAATGGTGAAGGAAGGCCACGAGGAACGTATCGATGAAACCTCTGAAGAAGAAAAGGGAATACAACGAATGGGCTGTTCAGTCTCGATTTCCAGGTGGTAGGAAATACATCGCCTGGAATGCTGAGAGCAGGACATACGTCAATTACAGTTGCCTTGGCGAAACAACTGACCGCAACTATGCATGGGTTGGTACTGCTGAACAGTTCAAGAACATGCAGAAGGAATATCCTTGGACGATCGACTTCAAGCGATATCTTGACGGTGACGAGAAACAAATCTAAGCACCTCTAAGGAGCAACCACATGACCCCACCCCGTAAGCGCATCTATCTCGAACGTATCCCGCTGAAGGATCGGGTAAAAATGTTCAGATCGAGCGAACTTGCCTCTGTGTTGTCCGCAGTGATCTTTACCATGTTCGTCGCTGCGTCAGGCTCGTTCATTATTTTTCTGTTCGGTTAGGAGCATCCCCATGAAACACTTCGACCGAGCGCTTCTCCCCGCTGATCCCCGTAGCGCCAGCCCTTTTGACAGGGTATAATACCCTAAGAGAAGGAGAAATCTGATGTATCTACCATTCCCAAACCCTGTAATCAGTGCAGCGGTTTTACCGGATAACGTCGTTCTGGACAACTTTCGTGACGCTCGTGATCTTCATCGAGACATTCAGGCGGGGGAGGCTGAAGATTCTGAGTGGAAGCCATACCTGGTCTATCTCATGATGATCGGAGACTGTATGGCTCGAGAGATTGTTCGCCGTGGTCTTATATTCGAGCCAAATCTAATTCTACAGCATCCACAGAACCAGTATCCTGATTATTGGAAGAGCATCCTTGTTCCGAATTTCGAGTTCTGGCACGGTGATATGGATCAGGATGGATCATTAGGATGGTTTCCAGATACATATCCGGGGAAAGAAGATGAGCCGGCTCCAGGAAGCACTGACGTTCCTGCTGGGGATGAATATCTCGAGGGAATCACCAGGAAACTTGAGGAGTCCGAAAATGTCGAATGATATGATGATCGCGATTCCTTCTCGGGGTCGTCACAAGCAGGTGCTAGGATTCCGGGACACTCTCAAATGTCTGTCACCGAAGCTTCGTGAACACACGTTTATGTTCACGCACGTTGAAGATGGTGGGCGTTACCGTGATCCGAAGATTCTTGAGCACGTTAATGACGTTATGATGTTGGGTTATTGGAACATTGGAGAGAAGCGCCGGCAGATGGCCGTTGAAGCGCGAAAGCGTGGATACAAGAAGATCCTGATGGTCGACGATGATGTAAACTTCCTGGTCCGTCGAGCACCCGACAATTGGCAGTTGAGGTACACGGAAGATGACGAAACAGTCGACATGTACAATGACGTCATTAGCTTGTTGGATTCTGGATATGCGCAAGTCTCCTTGGGTGCCCGAGAAGGAAACAATCGCTTGGGCCTCGGAGGTCGCGAAGCAGTACAACCTCACTATCGAGGGATGCGTGCCAACGCCTTCTCGGTCGATGAGTTTCTCTCACTGGAACATGGGCGGGTTCCGGTTATGGAGGATTTCGACATCACCTTACAACTCCTCCGCAGGAAGCGTCTCACTTGTGTAACTGTCTATTGGGCCACGGGCCAGAAGGCAACGAACACTGAGGGTGGTTGCTCGATCTGGCGCACACATGACCTACAAGAGCAAGCAGTGTACAAGCTGATGGATTTGCATCCTGGTTACGTGTCCGCACGTGTCAAGGAGAACAAGGGCGGTGGTGAGTTCGGCACTCGTGTCGAGGCCACCGTTCAGTGGAAGAAGGCGTATGAGATAGGAGACCGAGCATGACATATGTACTGAGTGGGCGCAACATCAACGATCTTTATCCTCAGGCACTCCATTTCGTCCAGCGAGATGGAGTGATTGAGGATTCGCGGGCTGGTCAGGTGAAGGTTGTCCCCTTCCCGGTTATGACTGTCACGGATCGACCCATGGAGCGCGTTCTCTTCGATGAGAATAGGGACGCCAATCCGTTCTTCCATCTGTTCGAGTGTTTGTGGATGTTGCACGGTGATCGGGATGGTCGCTGGCTGGATCGATTTGTGGGAGACTTTTCAAGTCGATTTGGTGAAGAGGGTGGAAATATTCATGGTGCTTATGGTCGTCGTTGGAGAGATTGGACGGGTTATGACCAGCTGGATCGAACAGTTGAAAGACTGAAAGCTGATCCGAAAGATCGACGTGTCGTTATCTCAATGTGGGATATGTACGTCGACTTCCAGAACCTGGGTGCGAAGCAGTGGAAAGATGTCCCCTGCAACACACACATCTATCCACGTATCGTGAATGGTGCTTTGGACATCACCGTCTGTGTTCGATCCAATGACGTGATTTATGGCGCTTACGGTGCCAACGCGGTACACATGACGTTCTTACAGGAATACCTCGCTGGCAGAATTGGTGTACCTGTAGGTAAGTTCTACCAGATGAGTAACAACTGGCACGCCTACACAGATGTGCTAAACAAGTTTGCGATTCATGGCATGATTGACACGAACTTCTATCGAACTGGTCGAGTCGAACCTTGGTCGATTATGTCCAATCCTGACAAGTGGGACCAGGATCTCCACAAGTTCATGATGGATCCAGTGAATACTCACGATTATGAGAACATGTGGTTCTATCTGACGGCTCGTCCTGCTTGGATGGCGCATCTGGCTTTCAAGGAGAAGAACTGGGAACAGTGTTACGAGTGGTTGGGTTGTATCGAAGCCACAGACTGGCAACTAGCTATGCAGCTGTGGATCAATCGTCGTTTCCAAAAGTGGACCAATAAACATGCTGAGTAACGGATTGAGTTCTCGACATATTGGTGACGTCCAGCGTTACCATATCTGGCCAACTGTTCAGAAGCAGAACGTGGGTCATCACACGTTCAACGTTCTGCGTATCTATATCGAGATGTTCGGATCACCACCTTCGAATGTCACTGTGGCAATCGTGTACCATGATGCTGGCGAACTTGGTACAGGTGACATTCCTTTCGATGCGAAGCGAGCGAATCCTGATCTGGCGCAGGTTGCAGAACGGATTGATTCTGAAACAGCATTTGAAGTTTCCGCTGGTAAGTACCATGACGGACTTGTCTCAACTGAAGAAGCTGTGAAGATCAAATGCGCTGATCTGATTGAAATGCTTGAGTTCGCAATAGAAGAGATGCGTCTCGGAAATGTTCACTATGGTTGGCAAATCGCTGAGAAGATTATTCCAGCTGTTCGAGTACTGATGAATAAGAATATGGATATGTTCTCTCAATACAATACAGATTACTTTAACGATCGTGCTCAAATGGCACGTCAACTTGGAGGAAAGAAATGACTGATCAATATCCGTGGCTCAAGCACCTCGAATCCATCGCAGGTGGAATCGTCAGCACTCTCCATGAGAAGGAGAAAGCATACGGTGGTTCCTGGCAGAAGCGTGGTGGTCCAGGTGCCTTCATGATGCTGGCTCGGAAGTGGGACCGCATCGAGAATATGGTGAGTTCTGCTCACTACGATATCTTCGAACTGGTGAAGACGAATCACGGAGACATCATCGACGACATCGATGACCTGATCGGGTATCTGCTTCTGGTCCGCGCCAAGGCGAAAGCAGATATTCTCGCAGCAGCTGATCGGAAGATGATCTCAAGCATGGAGCCTGGTCCAGGATACGTGAACCAAGACCCAGATATTGAGTCCCGAACCACACCGAATAGCACACCACATTCCACTGGATATATTGATTGGGAGAAAGAACTCTCTCCCCCGCTCCATCCGAAGCATAAGCCGCTCAGCGGGGAGATGAGAAGTGGTGTCGTACCTCACAAGATCAACACCACCCCAGAGATTTGATCAATGTCAGAACTCTCTTTGAAAGAGGGTGCATACTACACGGACCGACAAGGAAATCTTGTCGGTCCAATGGTTCGTATCGCACCGGCAGGACATAGGAGTTCATGGTTCGGTTGGGAATCATGGGAGTTTCAATGTGGTGATACATTTTACCATGCAAATGGTCAAACTCACATGCACAAAAGCAAGAGACTTGGTGATCTGGTCTCTGAAGTAATCCTGATTGAAAACGAGGAACTAGAATGTCCAAGCGGAAGAAAAATCCAGACCAACTCCCAATGGGATTCCTCCTTCCTGAAACGAATTGGGAGGTTCCTCGGTCTCTTCCGGATCTAACCGGAGAGAGAATCGTAGCTGTAGACATCGAGACCAAAGATGATGGACTGGCAAACGATATTGGACCTGGTTGGGTCTACGGTTTGGGGTGGATCGCTGGTGTTGGCATATCGACTTCTCGCGGATCATGGTATTATCCCATACGGCATCCCGAGACCTCGAACTGGGACCAAGGGCCAGTACGAGATTTTCTTCGTGAACTCTTCCTTTCTGATCGCCAAGTGGTTTTTCACAGGGCTATCTACGACCTTGGCTGGCTCACTACAAGTTGGGATCTCCCTCTTCCAAGGAATATTGAAGACACCATGATTATGGAGTTCACGCTCCATGAATATGAGAAGACATTCAACCTTGATGACACCTGTAAGAGGAACGGGATCAAGGGAAAAGATGAGCATCTGCTTCGGGCTGCAGCTGAAGCCTATGGATGTGATCCGAAGAAAGACATGTGGCGAATGCCAGCCAAGTATGTTGGACCATACGGTGAGCAGGATGGTGTAGCAACATTAGAAGCCGCCAAGCTTCTTTATCCTCAGATCGTGAACCAAGGTTGTGAAGCCGCGTATCGACTTGAGATGGACCTTGTTCCTATGGTCCTTGATATGCGTCGCACTGGTATTCCTGTCAACTCAACTTATGCTGAAGAACTCAAGCATCAGTTCATTGTTGATCGGAACAACATCCTTGGTGAGATCAGCCGGCGTCTTGCTGTGGGTCGTGAAGTCACGATTGGTGACATCAACTCACCACAGTTCCTGATGCGAGCGTTCGAGTCAGAGGGAATTCCTGTTCCTCGGACAGCGAAAGGCAACCCGTCATTCGAATCTGATGTCATCTCAAAGATTGATCACTGGCTTCCTGATCTAGTGGTCCAGTCAAAGCAGATGAACGAGGCTTCGAACAAGTTCATTGGAAACTACATCCAGGGATACACTCACAGGGGAAGAATCCATGCCGAAATCCATCAGACTAAAAGTGATGACGGAGGGACACGCACCACACGAATTGCCTATTCCGACCCTCCGCTCCAACAAATGCCTTCAAGAAATCCTCGAATCAAAAGGCGAATTCGTCAGATCTTTCAGCCTGAAAAGGGAACCATCTGGGGCGCGTTGGATTACTCGCAACAAGAATATCGACTGATTGTTCACTTCGCATATCTCATGAATCTGCCAGGTGCAGCTGAGGCAGTTGCGAAGTATCGGAATGATCCACGGACCGACTTCCATACTCTCGTCGCTGAGATGACGAAGCTTCCACGGAAGAAGGCCAAGGATGTTAACTTTGCCAAAGCATTCGGTGCTGGTGTTGCCAAGTTTGCTCTGATGACAGGTATGACCCTGGAAGAAGCAGCTGCAGTCATGGACCAATACGATGGTGAAATGCCTTTTGTGAAGATGCTAGGGGAAGCCTGTAGTCGGATTGCAAATCAGCGTGGGTATATTCGACTACTGGATGGTGCACGGTCCCGGTACGAACTCTGGGAACCTCGCTACCAAGACGGAGAGTTCTTGGCTGCTGTGAAGATTGAAGAGGCACAGAGTCGTATCCATGATGAGCACCACCCGTGGTACAAGAAGCGCCTGAAGCGGGCCATGACCCACAAGGCAATGAACTCACTGATCCAAGGTTCAGCTGCCCGTATGACAAAGTTGGCGATGCGTGCTTCATATCAAGCGGGCCTTGTACCGATGCTTCAAATGCACGACGAACTTGATTATAGTTTCAACGATCCTCGAGATGCGCAGCGTGCTTATGAGATCATGCGTGACACTGTGAAGTTGGAAGTTCCTGTTGTCGTGGATATGGAGTTCGGCGATACATGGGGAAGTGCAGAAGCTGATAAAGAAAATAATTGGGGTGCAACATGGGACGAAGCATGGGAGAAAGTACATGGAACACGATATACAGGTCACACAATTAGTTCCAATTGAGCAGTCGTACTTTGTTGAGGACAATGGCTGCTGGACCTGGGAAGGCTCTAAAGATCAGGATGGTTATGGACTGATCTCAGCTGTTCGTAATGGTTACAAAACTAAGATTCGTGCGAATCGTTGGTTCTATGAGAAATATAAAGGACCACTTCCTCCGGGAAAGAAAGCTTGTCACACATGTGATAATACAAGTTGTGTTAACCCTGAGCATCTTTTCGCAGGAACATCTAAAGAGAACTCACAAGATATGGTGAAGAAAGGTCGGCACAGAGGAATGCACGGTAAGCGTCAGTCGGATAAGACTCGAAAAGCTGTTGCAGAATCTAATAGGAGAAGACAACAACCAATTGGTAGAAACGGTCGTTTCATTAAAAAGAGTTAGTCACCAACCCGCTGTAGGGTTATAGTTACCTTATAGCTTACTTATACGCTTATCGGAGGTTAGGATATGAAAGCTTGGAATGTGCACCTGATGGATGAAAATCGTATCGGTGCTCAATGGTTAATTCTCGCAGGAGAAGACCTTACTCACGACGCGCTGATGGATGATATTGCTGATACGGGAACAGTCAATGGATTGTTCTACCGTCTGATGCATACATACACCAATGAACGAGGGACACGTCGAGGAGTTCTGGTTCCTGATCGAGTTCGAATTGTGCCGATGCATATGGTGGCACATATTGAGGAAACCAACTACATTGGAGAACTGCAGAAATGAGCGAATGGTTCACCTGTGATGTAGAATTCGTCCGTCGCAGCAAGGATGCTGTGCTTGTACGGAACGAAGACGACAAGGAGGTCTGGCTTCCAATCTCCTTGGTCGAAACAGACTCGGACATCTTCGAGTTTGACGGCGACGAAGTTTTTCAAATTTCAATCCCGGTCTGGCTGGCCGAAGAAAAAGGAATGTGCTAATGGACGCTCGAAAAAAAGCTGCACGTGAAGCTATCACTCAACTTGCTGATGAACTACTGATGGAGATTGCTGATCCAGTCACCAAGAAGCTGGTGATGTGGGCGAAGGATATCCGTGCTGCGAATCAGGATGAACTGTTGGAATATGTTAAAGGTGATAAGAACCTTGATGATGCTCCAATTCATCCAATCGCCACACTCCAGGCGAAGAGCCTTTTGGTGCTGTTGCTTCAGAATCCTGAAGCTGTCTTGAAGGTGGTCACACTACTATTCCAACACCACCGGAAACACGGAACGACACCTGTGACTCTGCCGGAGAAGTTTCAATGAAAAAGTTCTGGTTCGCTGGTGACACCGAGACCACTGGTTTCGAGGCAGAGACGAACAGTATTGTGGAGATTGCTTTCGTTGACCAGCGTGGGGAATGGTCCCATTCCCTGGTGAATCCCACGACACCAATCAGCTTCGGAGCAATGGCCACTCACCATATCACGCTTGATATGGTCAGGAACGCTCAAGATCTTCCAGGTGCTCTGGTTCTAATGGGGTTAGGACCCACAGCTATCTCACACATGGAAGCAGATGGTATCGAACCAATCCTCGTCTTCCACAACGCAGAGTTCGATCGAGCCTTTCTCCCCCCGCACCTTCAGGATTTGCGGTACGTGTGCACCTGGCGGTGTGCTGTGGCCATGTTCCCCAATGCTGAGTCCCATTCCAATGGGGCTCTTTGGTACGAGTTCGGTCTCAACCGGCCGATGCCGGAGGAGGCGGGGAGTATGCCCCATCGTGCGTTGTTCGACGCGCTGATGACTGCGGACCTCATGAAGTATATGCTCAAGCATGTCGAGGAAGAGAATCCGAATATCGGTGATCCTCTTGAGCATCTAATTTGGCTCTCTCAGGAACCAATTCTTCTCGACACTGTTCGGTTTGGCAAGCACCGTGGGATGAAGTGGAAGGAAGTTCCCTACGATTATCTCCAGTGGTGTCGCCGGCAAGACATGGACAAGGACGTGCTGTTCACAGCTGACTTCTGGATGAAGGAGCATAGTCGTGGGTAGGTATGATTCAATGGGTGATCCATATAATGACAGAACAACCTGGCAAGAGGATCTGATTCCTGATCCAATGGTCCCAAGAAAAAGGAAAGATCCTCGTGCCAATTGGCCTGATGGTCTGAAGAAGTTCTTTGAGAACTACAACGCATTCTTTGTTCTCGAGTCCGTGAAGAGTTATCCTGGTCAGTGTGTTGCAAAGTTCTGGTTCGATATACAACAACCTGGAATCTATTCACGTTCTGAGATCGCACGACTACTGAGTCAGTGTGGAGGAAGTGGTTCCGTGTATCCGGATTCACGGCCATCACATAGTCATATAATGTGGCTAAGAGCAACGTTCCCTTCCACCGGCGCAGTGTTCGAACAAAATCAACCCAAAGTGAAGAAAGAGACCAAAACTATGAACGAAGATACCGAATTCTATCTCGCCCTGCTTCAGTCCTCTGGTGTGAAGATGGTGGTTGTGTTTCTGGGAAAACAGGAATATAATTATCTTGCAGCCATCGACGTGAAGAAGGGTGATCACGTCATTGTACAGGCGCGTGATCAGATGATGGTCGGCGAGGTTGAAGAAGTCCTTGAAGAATGGGACATGGACATCGTCGAGAATCTCGGTGGTGAACTCAAATGGATCATCAACACGGTCGACGTCAGCAACGCCAAGCTGTACGAGGAGCAGAAAAAGCAAGTCTTCCGCGACCTCCGTCAGTCTCGTCTGGTGCAGAAAGCCAAGTCTTTCGCCGGCAATGCGAACTTGGATTTCAACAGCCTGGTTCAAAAGACGCAGAACAGTCTGGCTATCGAGCACTCGGACGTAGTTTACGAGACGCCCCCTAGCGCGCCCGGTGGCACGGTCTGACAGCCCCTGAGCAGCCCTACCAGCGGTCCCTCAACGGGGGCCGCTACCCGTATAGCCTAACCGCCTAACGCCCGCCAGCGCCCTGAAAAACGCCTTAAACAATTGGAGGATGAAATGTGCCGCATGTGTGCTGAAGAAGGAAAGAAACCCGACGATCGGATTCAGCGTCAAGACGAGGATGTTGATGCTCTCTACAACGAGGGTCTGAATGTCGATGATGTTTTGATGCTTGCGTTTGATCGTCTTGAAGTGAATGCTGAGGACCAGGTTGCACGGAACACCTTCTATGTCTTGGCAGCACTGTTCTACAGAACTGATCCGGTCTTCTTGTACCAATCTGTCCGGAAGGAACGGGAAGGTGCGATCGACAATATTGTAAAGGCGATGAAGCATTGAGCGATGACGGTGGATTGCGACCCTTGTTCCGATCTAAACTCCAAGCAGGTTTCCACTGGCAATCAGTGGAAACCGGACTGGTTGGTCCCGGAACGCCTGATTCAAATTTTGGCGCAAGAGGCGTTGAAAGATGGATTGAGTACAAACAGACTTCCGGATGGAAACCTGGAATTCGTACCGAGCAACCTGGATGGCACCTTCACCGTAGAATGGTTGGAGGTGTTTCTTTCATTGCTATTCGACGATGGCACGACGGAGGACCTCGCAAAGGCCCAGCAGTGGATGAACTCTGGCTCTGTCAAGGACATCATCTTGCCACGATTAACAGAACTAACATGCTCGACAGCAGTATCCTATGGCTTGGGAAGTGGTCAGGTGGCCCTCCCCGCTGGTCCTGGGATGAAATTGCCGAAATCCTTACAGCCGGTAAAGGCGTTAAAGGTATAATTTAACGCTTTACCGCAAGCCGCTGCCGGCCTATAGTTAAATTATACCGTAACGCTAAACCCGGAGAGTGGAAATGGCGCTTGAAGTTGAGAAGTTTGAGTTCGAAATCGAGGATGGTTTCGAGGTACATGATAGGGATACACTCCAGGCAGGATATCCTTTCGACAAGCTGAACGTGGGTCAATCTTTCTTCGTTCCTGACAAGACCCCACAGCAGATGTCTGCCGCCAAAGGCTATTGGAAGCGCAAGTTTCCTGATCGTCAATGGGCAACTCGCCGTGACAAGAAAGAAATCAACGGCGAAATGCGTGACGGCACTCGTGTGGGGCGTACGCAATGAAGAAATATTCGAACGACCTGTACTCCATCGGTGATCCGGTGGAGATTTCAGGTTTTGAGATCAAGAACATGCGGGGAGACTATCGAGTTTCCTGGCGACCAGCAACGGTATCTGATGTTCATCCACAACTAACAGTAGCTTTCCATGATGGCTCTCGGTTAGTTGTCGAACACACAAGTCAGATTCGTACACCAAGATGGGCTCTTGAACGCTATAGGAGGATAGCATGAGCGAAGAACAGCAACTTCAGTCCCTGGGTCTCACGCCTTTGACCAAGGAAGAGATTACTGCTTTGGCGACAGGTATCGTCAAATCCGAAATCTTTACGAGTGTTCATGTTCCTCCTGAAGATATGGACATGTTGAGGCACATCTGGATGCCTTTGGGTCTTGGACTACTGGCTGGGAAAGATCATACTGAGATTGGTATGTTCTATTCTAATCTCAAAGATGCTGGCCCAATGTCAATTAATGGATATCCGATGTTTATGTCCATTAGTATCCTTCGACATGACCAGTTTGAAGAACTTCGTCAGGAAGTTCTCCGTGTTTCTACAGAGTTGGGTATTGGCTGATGCAAACGTTCCTTCCATATGCTGACTTCCAGAAATCTGTTGAGTGCCTTGACACCAAGCGTTTGGGCAAGCAGCGTGTAGAAGGAATGCAGCTTGTGAATGCTATCTACAATATTGGTGGCTGGTCGAATCATCCAGCTGCCCGTATGTGGAGAGACCATGTCCCACAACTTCGGTTGTATACTGATTTTTGTATCAGGGAGTGGATTCGTCGTGGGTACAATAACACAATGGCTTTCGAACATAATCCAGTTATTCTGGACCTCTGCTTCGAAAGATACCGAATGCCAAGCTGGTTCGGAGACGAAGCCTTTCACGCATCTCATCGAAGCAATCTCCTACGAAAAGACCCCGACCACTACTCTCAGTTTGGCTGGGTGGAAGTGGACTCCCTACCATATGTTTGGCCAGAGTGAGGAGGAAGAGATGGCGAAGCCGTGGGACTCAACATTTGCTCGACTTGTGGATAAGAAGATGACTCCTGATCCGAAGAGAGTGGCCCTTGATCTGAATGGTGATCCAATCGCACTTGATTTGACACTGTATGACGTTCGAGAAACTCGAACACCGACTGGTCGGATCATTCGTGAACCTATCTCTGCTTCTTGGGATTACTCTCCAGAATCACGACTTCACGACTGGCGTGGGTTGGAAGAGGCACATAGGCGTCTTATCCATCACGGTTCATATCCTCCTGGCACTATTCGGATACGGAAAACACTTGACGGAACAATCATTGTTGAGTCTGATGATGATATTGACAGCTACAAGGGTGACCCGATGTACGCTCCGAAACCCAAGTTCCAGAATACCCAGGAAGGTCGCCAGAAAGAACGTCTCTACGACAAGAAGTCTGAGATCACAGCCAAGGAAGCCAATGCGTGGCTCGCGTCGCTTCCTCCAGTGGAGCCTGTGTGGTGAGTAATGTTAGAACAGTTAATATGGGAGTTGAATAAACCATGACCATCCAACCTGAACAAATCCTCGGAAATCAGAATGAGATAGACGAGCAATTCGGTGAAGGGACCATGCACCTTCAGCAAATGGACCAGGACAATCCTATCTTCAAAATGAAGATGGATGTCGTGAACACCTTGCAGGACTATGGCCGGCAGCATGGAGTCAAGGACCCTGATGTTGCAGCTGTCCTGGCAAACATTTTGGGCATGGTACGTTATTTCCTTGTGAAGGCAGGCATGTCTCACGAAGAGTTCGAGAATCTTCTTAACCTCAACATGGATCTTGACTACAAGGTTCTGGAAGAACAAGAACGGTTGCTCGCACAGATTGCAGCTGCTGACGAGAAACCGAAGAAGAAAAGCTGGCGCAATCTCTTGGGATTCAAAAGGAGGTAGTCATGACCCATGTGGCTTGTTCTGAACCTATTCCATGCCTGTGGAAATACGAAGTCAAAGCGACTGGTGATCAAGAGCAAGATACCGTTATGTTCCGTTGGTCATCGGCCAAGAACCTTGGGACGATAGAACAAGTCAACATGCAGATTGTCCCTCTCGAAGAAGATTGGATCGAATTTCAATTTCTGGCAGGCAAAGCACCCAAGTACACTCCAGTTGAGGAAGTAATTGAAACACTCCTCGGCGAACCTCTCCCCCCGCTGATTCTTGTTCCGGAGAGCGGGGGAGGGATGACTTGGACTAGTGTGCCGACGAATATCTGGAATCCTTTCCATCCGAACAATCCATGGTTCCCTTGGAATCCTGGTGGTGGTTGCAAGCACTCTTGTGGTACACCTGATAATCCTGTCAATCCTGCTCCTGTCCCCATTCCTGCTGGTGCGTTCTTGTTGCCTGTAGCGATGGTTGCTCTTTATCTGGTAAAGAAGTGTCGTAAACAAGGCTTTACTTCAGCCGCCTGACCAGCTATAATGTAAGTCCAGCAATCCTGCTGGGATCACTGTACCCTCGTACGCGACTTGCGCCCGGTGCCATTGGTATCCGGGCGTCTTTTTATTCAATAACCGGGCCGCTAAGGCCGGGTTAGTGACCAAGACCTACAGACCCCTGAGCAGCCCTGTCAACCGCCTATCAACCGTGCCGGGTATAGGGGTAGCGGCCCGGCCTAGCGCCCGCCTAGCGGCTGAAAATAGGGCTAAAATTACGGCAGCTGGACAGCGCCCTGGGAGGCTCCAGGGAGAGGGCTTTTGCGGCCGCTACCCCTATAGCCTAACCCTAGTAAAGCCCGCTGACAGACGCTGGAGAGCGCTGGTTTTTGTGGGCTATAGGTAAAAGAAAACCCGCCTAGCAAAAGCTGGCGGGTTCAGGTAGATTAGATTGTGGAAAGAGTTAGTCGCTCACAACCTCATCATAGTTTTCCCATGCAACATTGTCACATTCCTGCATGATCTGAAAGAGAGTCATGTCTTCAGGAAGACCATTAACAAAGACATCACCACCTGTTACTCGAGAAATTACCTTGTGATCCTCTTTCCAGAGACCTTGTGCTGTTCCAAGATTAATGGCACGATCACCATCAGCCGAGAACAGGAAGAGACTCCCGCTGAGCAAAAGACACTGGATCATTTCTTCTCCTTCCTGCGAATAAATGCAAGGACATCGCCACGCTTCACCTTGCCTTCGTATTGCCATTTCTTGCGACTGGGCCAGTAATCCAGCTTCTTCCCCGCCACTTGCCGTGACCAATGGAACTCGGTGTGCTTTGTCCAACCACCGTCATCGTTCTCAATGGCTTGCTCCATGAACCGCTTTCGGTCGCTGTCGAACTTCTCTTTGGAATGCTGTTTCAGATCATCCCAGATGGGGTCGCGGGTCACTCTTTTACCTCCTTGAATGTTTTGATGCGGCTCTTGGCTCGTTCAATTGCTTTGTCGGCTCCAGGTTCATCTCCAATCACTGTTCGCAAGAACAACTCGTTGACGTCAGTCATCACACCAAAGCCAAGTCCATTCTCACGGGCACGATTCTGCGCCCGGAGATATGCAATTGCCAGCTTGCGTGGATCACCGCCTGTCTGCTGAAGAACACGCTGGATCTGTTCTTCAGTTGGGACAAAGGGTTCAGGCTTCTGGGTCATATGAAGATTCCCACTATTTGAGACGAAAGCAGGAGTAGTCCATAAACGAGTCCCAGAAATAGAAGCAGTAGAAATCCGCAATGGATCAAATATATAATGAGCGCCCAAAACTTATCCATCATTTCTCACCTCCTGGAAACCAGATTCCACGATTACTGTCCTTATCGACACTCAGAGTCGTGAGTCGCGGTTCACGGCCATCGTACAGATAGACAGCTTGACCATTCGGCAGTTCCCAGACCCAGAGTTCCTTCTCCGAGTCATCATCCATCTGACACATACGCATCTTGCGACCCTTGCGGGGGAGACGGACAAGCTTCCTCCCCTCCGCTGTCTCGATCGACGTGATCCAATCACCAGGGAAACAGACGTTGTTACTGTCACCATACTCATCATCGTACAGAACAATACCTTCGCTGTCACCTTCCCAACGCTCGTGCTCGTTGAGCCAGTTGATCATGTCTTCTGATGGATCAACGTCACGATCAGGAACACGGAAGCATTTGAACTCGCTCATTCACACACCCTCCGTTTCTTCGACGCCAAGACCACCAGGATAGATGGTGATGTTCATTTGTCCGTCTGGTAGTGGTCGGAACTCTCCAATGGTCATCGTATCTGGAAGTTCCTTATCGCCTTGCAGAAATCTTACGACGACATTCTCTGGTTTGACATTGGGGATTTGTTTCCACATGTCCAACCTCTGTGCGTATTTCTTGAGTTCTCCGAGTGTGATGTCTCCGGGAACTGCTTGATCAAGAATCGTCTCGATGAGATCTTTGGTGTTCATTTCACTGGTACCTCCGAGCAAAAGCCCAGCCACTCCGGATCACCAGGACATCCTGGGCCTGTTCCTTCACCGAAGACACTCGCAATCGTGAACACGACAGTCATTGCAACCACTGCGATTGCATTCAGCGCGAGCACTATGACAAAGGTCTTGAAGAGAACTTCTTTCATTTCTTCGCATCCTTCTCTTTCATTGCCTGGACGAGCACGAGCATCATCCAGATGCTCGGCCCAGCGTTGACAGGAAGTCCGTCAGGGATTCCCATAAACTTGCTCCTCGAGATTTTCGATTCGTTTCTCGATTTCATCAAAATGCCAACCATTGATAAGCGTGATGATGAGCAGAGCGAATGCTACAAAAACCCCTGGCATTATTCAGGATCCTTCAGAGTGATGAAGCCTTTGCTGACGTCGTGCTTGATGTCGCCAGCGGTGCCACCTGCAGCGATGAACTCGGTGACCGTCATACCTTCCTTGTAGAGCATGTACCGTTCATAGGACGCCGATCCGGGGCGCTTGGCACCTTCCTTGATATTGTGGATGGTGCGCGGGTCATTCTTGAGCAGTTTCGGCTTCGGTGCTCCTTCGACCTTGGCTCGCTGAACTTTCCCGACCGGAGCAGTCTTCGGGACTTCCTTGATGATCTTGTTGCCGACGACCTTCTCCAGGATGGTGATGGCCATAGGGCTGGGGTCCGTGGCGAGCGACATGCACGCCGTCTTGTGGTCGATATTTTCTGCGACCAGCGCCAGATACAGATCACCACCACTCCGGGCACTTGCCACGTTGTACTGCTGCTCGGGCTTGGGCTCCAGGTTCAGAGCGCCGACGATCGCATCTGCGAAGTACTCGGCCTCGTCATTGCTGAGGCTGGCGAAATGGGTAGCATATTTGTTTTGCATTTTGGTCTCTGTCCTATGCTAAGATTACGAACCGATATACAGCAGCGCTGCAAGTATCAGTACACACACGTAGAAAGCAGGCATCTTATTCCTCGATGTTACCTTATTCCGAGTTACCTGGTAGCGCCGTTTAACCGCTACCCGTAAAGGTATAAGGTACGTATAAACTGCAGTAAAGTTCTTTATTGCTGAAATAACCCTGTCAACGCTCTTTTTACAGTGATTTGGCTCGTCTCTTTGCGACGATTGTCGCTCGCACAATACGCCGAGCACTAAAGAGGTTTACTGCGCCCGCGCGGGCGTATATAAGTATAAAGCGGCTAACCTAGCGCGTTGCTAGTAAAGCTCTTTATGATAGGATAGTGATATGATTGAACTTCGTGACAAGCTGAACTCTCTGAATGTAGGGAACTTTGTTATCCTTGGTGAAAATGTGACTGCTTCAACTGCGTTCGCCTATGGCTTGGGTGTTCCGGCTGAACTTGGTCTCCCTGAGGATGCTGAGGTAATCTGGTGTGGTGGGTATATCCTCTATTACGATCGCTGTTCCCAAGTGTTCTTCGATGACCTCGCTGCGGTGATTCGGTTCTTCGAACTGGTGGTATTTGACCGTGATGTTGTCCGCCTTCGCGTTGACGTTGCGGGTTGTGAATGGGCTAACTATGAAAATGGTGATGAGGAGTGAATCAAATGAAACTTCTGTTAACAAAAGACGACCTGATCCAAGAACTGATGACCGGAGGATTTGGTCCAATGTCCAAAGATGATCTAGCTTGTTGGGCGGATGCTGATCAAGGGACCTTGATCGCATTCCCGAAGCGTGGGCGGGAGAGTTATGCCGTTCTTTTCAGTCCGAAGTTGGGTGAGTTCGAAATCTATCCTGCTGGTGACACAACAGCCAATGGTAACAATTGCTGGGTCATCGATGGTCTGACTGGAAAGGTGCAAGAGCGATGAAACGTGTTCTCGACTGGTTGTTCCACTTCATCTGCTATGATGCAATTTGGGAACATAACGAGGTAAATAAGGATGTCGATTAACAAGTTTCGCGGATTCCTGTACGCACTGGCCAAGGTGCTGGGTGATATTCAGGCCATCCGATCTCCCCGCCCTGGTGCGATTGAACGGAGACTCAAGCGTCGATTGCTTGGGAAGATTATGGGTCGAATCATGGGGAAGATTAAATAATCAGCAGCTGACAGCGTTAAAGAGTTTTACTTCACGCTAAGGCCGCGCTAACCTATATAAGTAGGGCGCGGCCCGCTAACTTAGGATAAAGGTAACAGTTATGAAAGCCACTGACTTTGAACCACTTGTCTCAGCGTACATGGGATACTATGAGATCACTGAGGAGGAAGCACGCACCAGAATCGAAGATAATGGTGTAGAAAATCGTCTGGCTGTGTATCTTGAATGGAATGGTATCATCGGATACACCGGATCCATTCTTCGGGTTGTGAGGGCAGAGTGATGAAAGTCTATCTCCTTTTCTCTTCTAGTCATCTGACCCAGGAAATGGTGGATCGGATTGAGGGTGGTGTCTTAACGATGACTGAACTGGAATCAGCCCGATGGATGTACCGGACTGTGGGTGTCGGATTAGAGTACAAGACTGACAGGACACCGAAAGAGATTCTTGAGTCCTGGGATGAAGATGGTCTCGAGTTCGGGACCGACTACCAAACAATCAGCTTTGAGGTGTGATGTGAAAGACGTGATGGAAGAGATCCTGTACTGGGTGCTGATGCCTATCTGGATTCCAATGGTGATCATTGCATTCTGGAATTACGAGGAGGACGAGGAATGACTCGTTATCTGAGTGCAGAGAAGGAGACGCATGACGATTTTGGAGTCATGTTTACCCATAGAGAGGGTAAAATCGTGTATGATGCGAAGACGAAGGCTGGTCCTTGTGCCATGATGACACAGACTTCTTACGATATCTGGGCGATTGGGTCCTTGGGCCTTGGTCTGGGGCAGAAATATGTACGCAATGCGGCCGGTGAGCTGCATCTGGTGGAGGGGTTGTGATGACATTGTTGGATCTCCTGAAGCAACTGCACGAAAGAATGCAAGACAAGAAAAACTGGACGAAAAGTGGAATTTGCGTCACTATTCGTGAACAACTGAACACAGAAGAACTCGTGGATTTATGGTGGGACGATCCTGGCTACAGCGAAAGAATGTATCAATTGTTTTGCACATGGCCAAAGTTCAGTGGTCACTCATCTTTCCCTCTTCCTGGTGGTTGTGAGGCATATGATATCTGGGCTCTCAATTTCAATCTTGCTGAAGATCAAAAGGCACGAATGTGGGATCGAGTCAACAGTCCATATGCTGCACTCCGCTGGGAACTGCTTGAGTGGATGATTGCTGAATTGGAGAAGCAACAATGACACTATTGGAAGCACTGAAAGCTGTACACACAAAGATGCAAGATCAGAAGAACTGGTCTCGTTTCGGGATTTGTGACGTAATCGACAGTGTCCATCAAATGGATTACAGTAATTTAAGAGAAGAGTTCCAAGAGTTCGCTAAAGGATGGTCAAAACATTCAGGAGCCAACTGTTATCCAATCCCTGGTAGCTTCTGGCAAAGTATTGAATCCAATGACGATGAGGATCAGAATAGACAGTATTCCTGGGACCGTGAAAACAGTCCATATGCTGCACTCCGCTGGGAACTGCTCGAATGGATGATCGAACAACTGGAGAAAGAACAATGCACGGCTGGTCAGAATTCATAAAGTCCATCGAACCATCAGTTCGTACAGGCAATGTCCTCACCCGTATGGGTGTGGACAGCATGGTCCAGTTCATGGATCTCGAGCCTGAGCAGATACTTGATCAGAAGGGAGCGGGGAGGAAAGTCTTATCCGAAGTTCAGCACAAGCAGGAATACTTCAGGAAACTTGGAGAGACCAAGATCAATCCTGTTGAGATGCTCCGAGAGGAAATCCTGCACTCCATCAACAAGACCAACTTCCCTCCCCGCCTCCTTCTGGGATTGCTGGAAGAGATCAAATTCACTCTGTATACGAGGCTGTAACATGGACACTTTTCTCGCTTTCGCATGTCTGATTTTGCGATATACTTGGGTCACAAATCTAACGATGTGGTTGTCTTGTATATCTGTGTAATCCTGTGCATGGTCGCAGTCTGTCTCTTCACCTACTCTCTTCTGTATTCGCCCTGATCATAAGGACTCTCTCGAATGACACGCTCTCAGTTCGCAATCGTTCTCTTCATGTTTGTACTTCTCTACAGCATGATGGCACAACTACACTATACACAACTCGATCATGAAGCAGATCGATTGATTGAGAGAGCAAATGAGAGTGTTGGGCGAACTCGACAAGCAGCTGAAAGAATTGCTGAATAATTTTATCGGCTATTTACTGCCTTATCCTGATAGGGTATAGTTTAACTATAAGCCGCTAAAGGCTTTAGCATAGGAGTAGGATAAAATGACCCAGAATCTCGGAAAAGCAATCTCGATTTTGATGAAACCCCATAATCGGGACGCTGCCATCGTCGATGATATTTATGCGATGGGTGCTCCGTCGGAGTGCTATGCTTTGGCCAAAGTCTCTGGAAATGAGTATCGTTTGGCTCGTCGTCATGCCTGTAAGGTGGCAGGTGTGAAAAGCATGCGTCTCTTGCGTAAAGCTATCCGTGCTCGGATTGGTAATGATGCACCAATCTATCGTCGTTATGGCTTTGTTCCGTACTGAGGCGTGTGATCCATGAACCGCATCCAACGAGAACTCCACCAGATTCACGACATCCTGGAGGGGTACCAAATCCCGGATTCGCACGACGATGACGGACATCCGGAGTACTACGACACCATTACAGAGGATGAGGTCAAACTCATCCACAGAGCCCAGCAACTGGTGGAACTGCTCCATCTGAGCGAGTCAGTGATGTTCAAGCCAGAGCACTATTCCATCGAACCACTCTACAGGGAGTACCACGATCAGAATATGATTTGGGGTACTTGTCCCTGCCCTGGCGTAACATATGATTGAGGAGTGAGACCATGACTTACCAAGTCGCACAAGAAGACGTGTACGAAGAACAAGCATACAGGGATGCATGTGTTCGATATCCGTATCGAGAAGCTGAAGTCTTTGCCTTTTCTCGTGTTCAAGAAATGACGGAGCAGGTCTATGCTGAATGCTTTGTAACATGGTTGCAGGTAAACGAATAGACCACAACAACACGTGCCAACCTTCCACCACCGTCCCCCGCACCATCGTCTCTGGATATGCGGGGGAGGTTCTTTGGGGAGATGAATGGGGACTGGGACAGTCTTATTGGCTGTCGCCTTTTACGTCTATCAAATTTGAGCGTCGTTTGTATTTAGGTTGGGTACTGATTCCAGTATTTTCTGATTATTAGCTGGCCTAATGTACCAGGTAGCCTGATTATTAGTTGGGGTAATGATGATTCGGTGGTCGTCTCTCAGGGACCTTGGTTCATGGGCCTTGTGATTATTAAATTGGGTAATGATCCACGGTCCTTGATTATTAGTTGAGGTAATGTTCTGGGTGTTTTATGGGTGACGGTCCTTGGGGCTTGGGTCAAGCGATCCTCGCACCGATCCTTGCATCAAGAGCAACCCACCACTCTCGAGCAACCACTATCCCACACGCACAATCCCAGACACACAATCCCCTGTGCAGGTGCTTCCTCCAGGGTCCATGCACCGAGCCAATATGTCATCCTATCATGATGTCATGGCACGTGCACTGGCGACCATGGACCACTCCAGCCTGAGCGCTCAGCCGGTGTCACGATCCCTGTTTTCGATGTCCGCATGCTGAGATGCAGGGACCATGGTTCAGCGACGTTTACACGTTATCATCCTGTCATGGTGTCGTGATTCCCCGAGAGCAGATGCATGCACGCAGACGCACACCCCGACGCACAAGATAGGTAATAACATAACGCTAAACCGCTAACCGCTAACTTAACTTTTATTAAGTATAAAACCGCTTTACTTCCCCAGTTAAGCGCGGTATAAGGATTATACGGAAGCGATAAACGCTAACCGCTAACCCTTAGAGATAGGATAAGATAAAATGACCGCTAACGCTAAAAAACCCGCCGTCGAAACCGCTACCGAAACCGTCGC